CGATGGCTATGGCTCTGGCTCTGGCGATGGCGATGGCTCTGGCTATGGCGATGGCGATGGCTATGGCTCTGGCTCTGGCGATGGCGATGGCTCTGGCTATGGCGATGGCTCTGGCTCTGGCTCTGGCTCTGGCTCTGGCTATGGCTCTGGCTATGGCTATGGCTCTGGCGATGGAATTAAAACATTCAATGGCGACAAAGTATATATCATTGATGATATTCCTACAATTATCAAGCATATTCATGACAATGTAGCTAAAGGATATATACTGAACGATGACTTTACATTGACTAAAACATTTGTTGCAAAAGAGAATGGGAAATTCGCTCATGGAGAAACATTGCACGATGCGTTTGCTTCGCTTCAAGAAAAATTGTATGACGATTCAACCGAGGAGGAAAGGATAGAAGCTTTTAAAAAGCATTTTCCAGACTTTACTAAAAAGGTATCGGCTAAAGAATTATTTTATTGGCATCATGTGCTAACCGGTTCGTGCGAGCAAGGAAGGTTGTCATTCTGTATCAATAAAGGTATAGATATTGAAAAAGATTCATTTACAATATATGAATTTATAGAATTAACTAAAGAATCATATAATGGATATATTATAAAGAAACTATTATGAGTTGCCATAACAAACTACAGCAGCTTTGCAGAAAGTATCTGAAAAAGTTGTACCGGAAAGCGAGAGATGTCGGTCTTGATGAATTTGTCGAAAAGACTATTGCCGAAAACGAAAATGGACGATGCACAGCCACAGTAGAACAAGTCAATATGCTGGCTTCTCTATGTGGGGATGATAGAATAAAAAGGGAGGAAATTCCCAACTTGCTTGGTCTGTCATACCGGAAGTGCAACGAACAAAAGATTTTCAAGAGAATACGTAAATTTAAAGACAAAGGTATCTACTCCAAAGTGGATGCTATAATTTTAAAAGACAAAATGATATGAAGAAGAAAATTAGACACAATTTCAACAAAGGGATTAAGCTGCATTTAGCTTGTGCAAATGACCTTATCAGACCAGTAATGAATTGCATATATTTCAAAGATGGATATGCAATAGCCAGCAACGGCAAGATATTAATCAAAGCCTGCCTAAATGAGATTTGTAACTTTAGCGAAGAAGAGAAGGAATTACTGGATGATAAACTAATTAGTGCAAAGAACTTTAAGGAAATCATCAAGCATGATATTATTAATATTGAAGAAGATGGTTTCCACGCTATATATGATGATTGGGATATAAAGTATAAGTTTGTAACTGGAGAAATGAAATATCCCAATTATAACTTCGTTATAAGTCAATTCAGACCGGGATTTGCGGAAAAGGTACTTATTGACCCACTTAACATTGAATTGATAGCCGATGCTTTGGATGCAAGAAAAGGCATAAGATTCCATTTCCCTAAAGATGATAGCAAAGGAATTAAGATTACATTTTACGACAAAGAGTTATCTCTATCCGAAGCTCTTCTAATGCCTAAACTTGACTATTGATATGACTGAGCAAGAATACAAGGACTTGGCAAATAGTCAACCAAAGTATTACTATGAGCCAAGAGGAAGAGAGTGGGCTTTATATGAGCGAGAAAAAGACGGCATGGGAGGAACTAAGATATTTGAGCATTGGAACAGAGAAGTTGTCCGTAAGCGATGCTATGAACTAAATGGATGGGATTATAAGCCATCAGATGAATAGCCTATGCTACAGAAGATGTGCAGGAAGTATCTAAAAAGACTTCTCCCGGCTGCAAAGGAAGTAGGATTGGAAGAATTTGTAGTTACTACCATAAATAAAAACAAGTCGGGTACTTGTGTAGCCACCAGACAGCAGGTCGATATGCTTGCCTCAATGTGTGAAGATAATCGGGTTAAACGTGAAGAAATACCAAATATTGTAGGTAAGTCATACCGATTCTGTCTGACTGGTAATCTTTTTAAGAGAATACGTAAATTTAAAGACAAAGGACTTTATTCCAAAATAGATACTTTGTTATTAAGTGAAGAACTAAAAACCAAATGATATGAAAATACTGATTGATATTCCCGATTGCTTCCTTGATGGGGACGATACTATGGTGAACATAGAAAGTGAATCTTTCTCATATTGTAGGCTGAACCAGACCTATCACGGTTCACAAGATTCATTGGATGATGAAGTCAAAAGTAAACGACTAAAAGAGTTATGCTATGATGTATGCGATATTTTTATTACAATGATTAAGGAGGAACTAATATGTTTGAAGAAAAAAAAATAGGTGAGAGATTTGAATATGAAGGAGTAATCTTGGAAGTGGTAAATGTGCTTGATTTCCCTTGTGGAAAATGTTTCTTTTATCAGAAAGAATGTGATAATATATACTGTTTACCGCATCAGAGGAAAGATGAAGAGAGTGTATCTTTTAGAGTGGTTGAAAAGGAACATATTAGTACCGTTCAAGACTGCGAACTGGCAGTTAGAGTAACCGAAGAAAAGGCTATTGAAGCGGCAAGGCAAACGATAGCAGATATCTTTAACGAAGTACATGGTATTAATCAGATTATGTACTTGGAGGACTTTGTAGCAAGACTTAAAAAATAATGATATGATAAGAAAAATAAAATTCAGAGGAAAGGACATTGATACGAGAGAATGGAGATATGGATATCTCTCTTTCTTCTATACTGCCGGAAGGGATAAAAACGGATTTATCCTTACGGACAAAGCACAAATATATTCCCAAGAAGACGGACGCTGCTACGACGTATTGGCTGAAACCGTTGGGCAGTTCACTGGACTATTTGACAAGAATGGAAAAGAAATCTATGAAGGCGACATATTACTTATGAGCGAAGACGATGGTTGTATGATATACAACAAGGTCGGAATAAAGGATGGATGTTTTGGGTATATCGGAGAGGTGAATGGCGAATTAATTCCATTTTGCCACTGTGATGTAATAGAAGAAGTTGTAGGTAATATTTTTGATAATCCTAATTTGCTGAATAATGAAGAAGATAATGTTCAATGATGACTATGGCTTAACACAAGCCGTATTGGATGGTCGAAAGACTATGACGAGACGTATAATCAAATGCCCAAGAACCTTTAGGGGTGAATGGGTAGCCGGATTCAATGTACATATCCGTCAATCTGACAAAAAGATAGTTGATTATCCTTGTATGTATGATGCGGACGGACGGGAGTTTGATGGAGGAGAAATACTTCCTAAGTACAAAATCGGAGAAGTGGTTGCCATTGCGCAAAGCTATAAGGATGCTGGATATGATACCCACGATACATTTGGAGAATGCAGGTCTATTGGGAGTTATCCCGGATGGAAAAACAAGAGGTTTGTAAAGGCAGAGTACATGCCTCGCCACATTAGCATTACCAACATCAAGATAGAACGGTTGCAAGACATATCGGATGAAGATTGTATAAGAGAAGGAGTTGTGACTGGTACAGATAGAGACACTAATATGCCCTTTTATGGTATCTATGACGATGTTAAAGACATAGGTTATCCATTTTATAGCCCTCGTGAAGCCTTTGCCGCCCTCATAGATAAAATATCTGGTCGTGGCACATGGAACAATAATCTTTATACATTTGCTTATGAATTTGAACTAATAGACTAATTATGAAGAAACAAACTTGGAAGATGCACTTCTATAAAGGAGTGCCATGTACATGGGAACATGAACCCTATGACGAAGAAAGAGAAAACTATACCTTTGAAGCGGACTTATACATAAAGAATTATGGCGGAGGCTATTCATCAGCAGTAATTTACCTTTGTCCGTGGCAAGAAAGGAATAAAGACTTTTGGCACTTAAAGGTCAATTATCAAGTATTTATGAGCGATGCTATTGATATGATTCAGAACGCAGTCAAAGGTAGAATCAAAGGTACATTTACTTGGGTAAAGGAAGGGTCTAATTATGGGATTAAATTAGTAGTAGCTAAAGAATAATAGTATGGTAATAAATACAAGATTCAGTGTAGGCGACCATGTAATATATCGTGATGGAATGGAAATTTACGAGGTCAAAATTGAAAAGGCACTTATATACAAAGTGACACTTGTCTAAAACTGATAACTAAAAGTAATAACTAATAAAAATAACGATTATGAAAGAAAATGAAGTATCATATAGAATTCTTTATATTGATGGAGAAAGAATTATATCAGAAGAATCAGTAATAGGAAGCAATTCAATCTTAGAACAATTAGAAAGTATAATTGCAAAAATTGAACTATCCAAACCAACGGGTCAACTGCAAAGCATTACTGATATTCCCAATAATACTGGTAATAGTTTCAATATTTTTAGGAAACTTAGATTTCAAAGAATCAAGTTCAAGCAAAAGCTTTTCAAAATTCTTTTTTATAAGCTCCTCTTGGGCTACAAACCCTCCTCGGAGAGCCATATCGCTTGCTTCTACGTTGAGAGAAATTATAACATCTCCCCCAATAGTATAATTTGTAGCACTTATAAGATTTAAACGATTAAAGGCGACTACGACCATTCATGTAGAGAGAATTGTGGAGTGTTTACTTTGCAGGACGTTATTGATAAACTTCCAAAGTTCATAACGCCTATGCCATCAAAACAAATTCGTTTCTCATGCTTTATAAACATATTTTGTGGTATCAAGTATGTAAATGAAGATGATGTAAACGATGTTTGAAGTTGATTAGGGGGAATAATCTACTTGAAATAGCCTATGAAATGCTATGTTGGTGTGTAGAAAATGGATATGTTGAACACAATAGTTAATTTCAGTTAATTATGGGGGGGGGTAATTTCTAAATTTGTATCTTTACGTAAGGTTTAATCAATTAATATTCAACAATATGGAAATAGCAAGAGACAAGAACAATAACCACATGCAAGCAGTAGTTATAGACACTGCATATAATGTGGAGCAAGGACAAACTCTCAAATTAGGAGAGGGACTTTACCGATTTGCAGCTTATGAAGATACTACCTTCAATATGCCGTTCTTAGACCCTAATCACGAACGACCAGTTTTAGCAGCTATTTATATGCCTGCTGGCAGTGTCGAATACTTTTATGTCTACGATGGCACTCTTTCTGTTGTAGAAGGAAAACTCAATATCATGGGTTCTGACATTCAAACAAATTCATAGCCTATGTTAGTAAATGTTGGTAAACTAATGAGCCATACATCAACTAAGGGAGGGGGAGGAGTTAAGCACCCATTCAATCCTTCTTTAGTTGATGCGTGGTTTATGAGTGGGCTTTCCAATAGCGACAAGCCTACTCAAATAGTTGGAGTAAAGAAGAATAAACTCCAACTAAAGAACTTCGCCTATGCTCTGAATAGCGGGTTTGGAAAGTATGCTGTAAACTGGAATGGTTTTGTAAAAGCTACAGCAAACGCTAATCTCACCAACACCGATTCTTCTATTCATCTGACGGAAATATTGGTGGCAGACGGAAAGTTTTTGCAAACAAATGCAGACGGAACAATAGAAGCGTGTCAAATAAAGGTGGAAGGCATAACGGATGATATTAAGTTAAGATATGTATCTTATGCCGAAGACGGTACCGGAACATACACCTATCTTAAGAATGGTATCAATAACCTGCCAATATCCTACAAGAAATATACCGGGTTTGCTGCATCTGTAGTTGGTACTTGTAATATCACCATCACCCAACTGCCATCTGCCTATGAGGGTGCACTTGTGTTCGATGGAGTGGATGATTACGGTATATGTACTGGACTTCCTATTCTTGACGATTATACAGTGATATGCAGGAGGGTACTTGAAAACAATACTAAAAATGTTGTTGCTTCAAAATCAATTGTTGCTGGTAATGGAGCTTTCATTTTTGAATATGGAAATAATGCCACATATTCTTTCAGTGAATATACGTCTGGTCTGGCTGTAAATTTAAAAGATTCCGTTTCGTATCAAACTAAAAATTCCTATAATGGGAGTACGATTACGGTAGGCAACGCAGACGATACTGATACATTGACTTTAGGTATTATAAGAGAGGGGGACAGTAGACTTTTGAAAGGAGCTATCTACTATTTTGCTCTCTATAACAAGTCGCTGACACCCGAAGAGGTTGAAGAGGAGAAAGTAAAGCTTGAAAATTATTGGGAAGGAGGTAAAAATGAATTGGCTTGAAATACCCGTAGAAGACTTGAAACAATTCGACAAGGATTGGGAAGTCAGAAGAAAGAATGTAGACGAAACAAAAGCTCTTTTGCATGAGGGAATATATAATGAACTTGTACCACAAGTTGAACCATTATCAGAAGAAGGAGAACCGATAGTCTATCCCTATCCACTTCTTGACAATCAAATGGTTGAAGCTCTGTTGGAAACTTCTGAATGGTCTAATATAGATGAATAAGGCTATACTTGTAGGATGGATTACTGACATTAGAGAAGTCGGTAGTTATGGGGTAATGGTGAAACTCAAAACTTGCGAAAAGGGTTTTACTACCCAAAAAGGCTATAAGGTAGCTGATAGGATAGATTATCATGTATGCCTTGCAAAAGGAACAATGACACGATACATTCTCGACAACTTCAATGTAGGCAACTTAGTTGAACTTACTGGGAAGATATACAACAAGCTGGAAGAAACCAAACATGGCGATAAGGTTCAGTTAACCAATATCCACATACAGACAATCAATCTGTATTCTCTGAACAACATATCTCCGGTTTCAAAAAGCAATGGTGATACAAAATCTGTAGAAAATCCCGATTTATATTTTGAATAACTAAAGTTTATTGCTACATTTGTGCTACAAACTTTTGGTTCATAATAACAGCATTTTAAACCCTATTCTTAGAAGTAATTCCCATCTTTTATTGAGGTGGGAATTATATTTAGGTATAAATATGTTAAATAAAACAAGTTGCTTGCCTTTTAGTTTATAATATCTTATCTTTGTACTGAACTAAAGACGCATAACATGTTGAAAGCCTATAAATATAGATTGAAGCCTACAAAGGAACAGAGGATATTCTTTGAGAAGTCCTTTGGAAGTGTACGCTTTATCTATAATTGGGCTTTGGCAAAGCGAATAGAAGCCTATCAGAACGAAGGAAAGCGAATAAATGCGGTTGACCTATGCAAGATGCTTACCGACTTGAAGAAAGAGGAAGGCATGGAGTGGCTGAAAGAAGTAAGCAACGAATGCTTGCAGCAGTCAATCCGGAACTTGGACAGCGCGTTTACAAGATTCTTCCGTGAGAAGAAAGGGTTTCCTAAATTCAAGTCAAAACACAAGAGCAGAGCAGCATATAAGGCTATCAACTCTGTAGCAGTAGACTTGGATAACAACCGGATTAAACTTCCTAAAATCGGATGGGTGAAGCTATCTGAGAATAGAAAGTTTGAAGGAGATGTAAGGTCTATCACGGTATCTAAGACCAAGACAGATAAATACTATGTCAGTGTATTGGTTGAGGATGGGAAAGAAATTCCATCTAAAGAACCAATAACTTATGAAGGTACAATTGGTATAGATGTGGGAATAAAGGACTTTGCAGTATGTTCCAATGGGGACGTATTTCAAAATCCTAAATATCTTGAAAAAGCTACTGACCGATTGAAGATAATCCAAAAGCGTTTCAGTAAATCCAAGAAGGGAGGAAACAGACATGAAAGACTTAGAAAGCAGTTAGCAAGACAATACGAGAAAGTAACCAACCAACGGACAGACTTCTTACACAAGGTAAGTACAAAGCTCGTTCGCGAAAACCAAGCGATAATCATAGAGGACTTGAACATTGACGGCATGATGAAAAATCACAAGCTTGCACGTTCAATAGGCTCTGTTGGTTGGGCTACTTTCTTCTCCATGCTTGAATACAAGTGTGAATGGTACGGAAAGACTTTAATTCGCATAGGTCGCTTTGAACCGTCTTCAAAGATGTGTGAGTGCGGATATATAAATAGAGAACTTAAACTTTCCGACCGCAAGTGGACTTGTCCCAAGTGTGGAACTACAAATGACAGAGATTTACTTGCAGCCCGAAACATTAAACGCTTCGGACTACAAGCACAGAATTTATTAACCCAACCGATGGCGTATCGGGGATTGGACGGTGAGAACCCAACTATGGACGACCGGAGCACAAGCTCCCTAAGAAGTAGCGGCTCGATGAAACGTCAAGTTGTTCAAGTGTAAGCTTGGATATAAACGCCTCCCTCCCTGCAAGAAAATTAGAAATGCAATTTGCCGGGATTAATTTCTCCCTTATTTTTTGGAACTTTCCAAAATTTGGCATATCTTTGCTTCATATTAAAATAGAAAATCAATGGAGAAAAAGAACTACTTAGACGATTGCCTCGCAACGCTTCAAATTCCGTCACTCCCTAAAAAAACTTGGGACAAGGTTTCAGAATTTAACAAAGGAATTTGCCTTGTAAGACGGATTGACGGAACAGAAAACTATGCAATTTGTCGGTACAATAAAGAGAAGGACGAAGCTGTCAAAGTCGTTAAAGATTTCTGCTTGGCGACATTTACAGAAATTCTTGAATGCTATCCAGTTCCCGACTTTGTGGAAGCTGACATTGAAAGTATGGACTTGGACGAAGCCAATAAAATGGCAATGGAAGAGTTGCTGGAAGAACGTCAAGAAGCTATCATGGAAGACGTCGAAGTTGAGGAGGAGAAACTTCCGGAGTGGATATATCCATTCATCAGCAACCGGGAAGAAGCTCTTGCATTCCTTAAAAGTAAGAGAATAAGAAACGCCCACTCTCTGAAATCTGACGAAGCTGTCAAAGCTAAATTGTATTTAGTTTACGAGGACGAAAAAAAGAAAAATAAATAACCAAAGGCACTTATATACAAAGTGACACTTAGTATATAACCTAATGCCAATGTAGCGAAAACCAAGCTACGCAGAGTGATTTAAAATAGTATTAACCCAACCGATGGCGCATCGGGGATTGGACGGTGAGAACCCAACTATGGACGACCGGAGCGCAAGCTCCCTAAGAAGTAGCGGCTCGATGAAACGTCAAGTTGTTCAAGTGTAAGCTTGGATATAAACGCCTAACCAAAAATGATATGATGGATATTTCAAAAATGAGCAAGGCACAGCTTGTAAAACTCATAGGTACTTCCTATGTATTCGTGCCAAAGACCAAAGGACACATGTATTGCAGACTGGACGATAGAGGCATTTCTATTGCAGTTACCGAGGATTATTCTGTTGTGTCTACCAACTTCCATAGAAACGTATTTACCAATGTAGTAAGTGGAGGCTACTCTAATCCCTATCTGTGGCTTAGAACATTCTGTGAGTGCATCGAAGCACTCAAAGAATTTGGAGAAGTTAAGGACAAGAATGGGAATGTACAAAGTTTCAGCTTCTCTCAACTGATGGAACATGCTGACGAAATGCCGGAAGAGATTGTTAAGGTATTGCAGCATACAGAGCGATGGATTTATACGCTTTCCGAGCCAGCCTTTGCCGTTGGAGGAGATACATTGCAAGTCACCAATGTAATGTGTATGTACTTCTCATACTTGGCAAAAAGTAATACCATGCTCATGCCAGCACCTTCCGATATTTCTCGCAACGAATTTTATCAGAAGTATATCGAAACTATCCGCTATCTTTCTCTTGAAACAACGCTTGATGAAGAAAAGGTAAAAGATTTGAAGGAACAAATCTACAACATCGAACGTGAGGCAATGAACAAGATTGAGATTTTGATTAAGGATAACGGTGGCGAGTTCAAACAATCCATTGCCATTCCTAAAAGAGAGGTTGATGAAGGAGAAGCCTTAAACGAAATGAGGAGTGACACTTAGCTTTTTATAAAAAAAGCCAATGTAGCGAAAACCAAGCTACGCAGAGTGATTTAAAATAGTATTAACCCAACCGATGGCGCATCGGGGATTGGACGGTGAGAACCCAACTATGGACGACCGGAGCGCAAGCTCCCTAAGAAGTAGCGGCTCGATGAAACGTCAAATTATTCAAGTGTAAGCTTGGATATAAGCGCCTTTGACTACTTAAAAATACCGTCTGTGAAGATAGTTTAGATTGATTTTCAATTTTTCATTAAGAGTGATTTTAATATTCTTATGCCCTTCTTGCTTCTGAAAGTAGGAAGGTTTTTTGGAACTTTCACAGATTTTATCTACTTTTGTAGTGAAGTCTAAACTTAAAATATAAAACGAAATGGCTGGAACAACTTTTACCAACAAGCGACTTTCCTATCATGTGTCTAACACAAATGGCACTATCACATTGGAAGGTGACGCTACAATCAATTCACAATCATTGATTGATTCATTCAACGGTAGTGTAAACTCTACTACCGGACAGTACGGCAACTTCTCTTATTCTGAATCCGATGGGGGACAAGTCAACAGAAGCTACAACGGCTCAAAGGAAATCGAAGTAGAGGCTTGTGACCTTATTGATTCTGTAATTGAAGACATCAAAGCAGAAGCATTGAAATAATGGTTAATTACGAGCAGACAAAGAGCTTGATGAAATCAAGAGGGGTAGATAACCTCTCTCCTCTTGACTTCTCTTTTTCACTGATGGTAGCTATTGGTATCAATGAGATACAATCTTATATGGTTACTATCAGAGGGAAAGAGTACGAAAAGAAAACCGAAGAACAAATACCTAAGTTCCGTGAAAGATGTAGCTTGGAGGTTACAGACTATCTTGAACGGACAGATATTAAAGAAACTATAAGGTTTCTTAGGACAGAGCACGATAGGAATATCAAAGATACTGCCTTGCAGCTTGAAGATATTGACTTCAACGCAGAAGACTTAAGAAAGATATTGGCGAAGTTCTTGAAAGAGAAATACAAGGACATTGACGCAGCCGATGCAAAGGACTTGCTCAACGCCATCAAAATATACGTGGATAAGTTCGGAGATTCCGGAGAGGATGGGGTTGCCAAGTTCAACCGACACTTTATCCAAGTCTATCCTCCATATAATGCTGTATGCCCCAACTGCGGGAAAGAAATTGACCTTCCTCGTGGTGTCAATTCTAAATGCAAGCATTGCGACCATCAGTTTGTATGGAGTGAAGAAAAGGAAAGATATTATTAATGACACTCATATACAAAGTGATGTATATAATTGCCATTGATTTGTTTAATCTCATATTTGATAGTGTTAGTAGACGGCATCGGTCTGTGAAGATAGATGCTTTTTAGTAGAAACATTTTAAAACAACATAATAATGAAAACATCTAAAATTGTAAGCGTTTATAAAACAATGAACGACAGCAAACTCACTAAGATGGAGGATGCTGACAAGTTTAAAGTTATTAAAGCATTGAGAGCCATTAAGCCAATCAGTGAAGGCTATGAGGAGTTTGTCAAGCTGACACACGAGAAGCTGAAAGACGATAAAATGGAAGAGATGCAGAAGAAAGCCCAACACTGGCAGGAAATGCAGTCACAAGGAAAGGAAGTTGAATACTCCTTTGAGGAGCGCAAGGAACTCAATGAGTATTTCCAAAACTTCAACAATACCATTGAGAAGCTGATGAAGGAAGAGGGCGACAAAGAAAACGAACTCACCTATGACAAGTTGAGTGAGGATGCTTTCGGAAAGTACATCGCTTCCAACGACTTCAATGTAAGTACCATCATGGACTTGCAGGAAGTTCTTGTAGGAGAATAGTATTTGTTGCATATTACATAGTTTATTTAGAGGTTAGGGGGAGCTTGTGAAAGTTCCCCTTTTCTATTGTAACGTTATTGGTCATAGAGGTACTACGGAATCTGTATATCTCGATGAATCAAGAGTAACCCAGACTTTATAGGATTCGTCTGCTTCTATATCAAATATCTTTCTGATAACTGTGTATGTTTCACCAGCAGCCACAGTGAATGTTCCTAACTCTAATTTTGTTTCACCAATCATCAGTGGGTCAAACAAGTCATATTTAGCGAAGCGAACCCACAGCCTATTATCAGTAAAGGTCTTGCTTGAACTTGTCGGGTTCTTGACTTGAACAGTCACGGTCAATGCAGTTGCAATCATTCCAATATCAGCATTGATGATGATATTATATGTGGTACTTACTACTTGTATCTCGGCAACCTTAGTATTAGGCAAAGTGAAATAGCCAGCAGCCTTATCCGTGTCCAGTATGCCAAGCTTTACAGTAGACAAGAAGGGATAGACATTATATGTGTTTACTGGTAATCCATTTGTAGGCACTTTTACTTGCATTGTCCCCGGACTATCAGCAGTCAGTCGTTGCGCCCTTGTTCCTCCTTTCTGAACCATATATACACCAAAGTACATATCCCCTAATGTATAAGTCACGCCCTGCCATACCAATCCACCTATATCACTTAACGATAGACTTCCTCCCATTGAAGACGATGGATTATAAGCTACTGTGGCAAAAAAGGTGCTGCCACTTAGATTATCTACTCGCTTTGGAACTGTAAACGAGTGAATTGGAGCCATTGCTTCCGGCATATACCCTTCAAAGTCAAGAAGCCGGAAAGGTGCATTGCTTCCTCCTTGTGGCGGTGAATACTTATATCCATTTGCTCCGTCAGAAGTCATTTTACTTACTATATCCTTATAAGTACCAGCCTGCGCACCGCTTGTATCAATACCACAATTCCCATTACTACTTTTCCACCAATTTGAGTTTGTAAGATTGATATTTTCTGATGGGTATATTACGGGCTTATACTTTGCCCACATATTTGTTTTACCATGAGTATTCTTGCACAAATAACCTAAGTCATTACTTGATACACCCAATGCTGTGCGGACATCATCAATACTGACGGGTGCTACGATTTTCCCACTTGATATTGGCATAAATAAACTATTTAGTTCTAAGAGAACTTGGTAAAAAACATGGCTTTGAGCTACCCGTAGCAGCATTGAAGCCGTTAACAACTCTCACTTTCTTTTTCATATCATTCTTCATAATACATTGTATCTTAACTATATAGGTTATTCGACTTTGTGTTTTTTCATTTTTAAAGCATCTGCTGCGAAGTAGGTGCTTTTTTATTAGTTAAAGATAGGTATTCTCGTCTATACGGTGCATAGTCAAAGTACCCATAATATAGTTCCTACCAGTAGGGCGATTAACTATTATAGTTGTAGGTTCATAAGAATCTAAACATACAAACTTACTTTCTGCACCAGCATATTCAGATTTGATAGTCACTTGGTGGCTCGTCATATAACTAATGAAGTTCTTGTGAACCGCACGGACATCAACCGTACTATCGTGGAAATCATCTATGATAAACGAAATCTCTACATCGGGATTTTCATAACATACTTTGTCCGGGACATAGACATCTTCCTTGTTGCTGTTAATCCAAGAAGCCGTATAGATATTCTTGGGTTCTCCTTGTGCAAGAAAGCCGTCCATCTTCAATATACGAAGACCTTTCCATTTGACTGTAAAGTCAGTATAGTTTTCGATACCAGCTTTTACGAAATATATATTTGCTCCTAACATGTCTATATTATATTTAAGTTCTTAGTTTGCTCCTCCTTATTATACCACATCAAAGAATCCAAGTTCTTTTGACATATTTTTATTTTGCCATCATTATCACCTACTTCAACCTTACATTTATCGGAGTATTTATATACAATGACAGAACTATTATTGCATATATAAGGAATATATAGATTACTTTCGTCAAATAGATAAATACGAACAGTATTAAATCCGTCCAAAGATAAGGTAATATTTGATTTATTGTGTATATATAGTATGGGGCATTTTATCTCTTGAACTATTAGTTGGCAAGAACAACGGCATAAGCTACATATATCTTCATTAAGTTCAATGTCTGCATCAAAATCATACCAAGAACTATACGTATAATCTCCAGCCACATTGTCACAATTAGTACCTACATATTTGGCATTTATGTAATCACTAAAGTTATCCTTAACATAGTCTATAGACAATCCCCAACCTTGATATATGGCAGTAGCTAAATATGGTATGCTCTGCTGGTGCATAGATAGATTAAAGAGTTTTTCTTTATCTTCTTTACACATATTCCACGCTCCTTTGAAATCTGTACATAGATTACGAAGAAGTGAGTTTTTGTAAAAGTATAGTAAGTTATGCTCCATCATTCTTCTTTAAACAAGGAAACTATAAAATCACGTCCAGCACCCGTCCACCTTCTATCATAAATAATGCGTCCGTTATCTAATACAGTTTGCTTAACAGAAGTGTAACCTAAGTCGGCATACTTGGCATATAATAACCATGTACCGTTTTGCTTAAACTGAACTTCCATCTTAGCTAACCGATTGTTAAGTTCTATTGCAGACCTCAAACCAACTTCCTTTGCAATCTCGCCAGCAGTATAAGTTTTAGAATCATGCACCAAGCGTTTAACATTGTCTTGTGCCTCCTTAGCTTCAAGTAACGCCTGCTGTTTTGCTTCATACTCCAAAGCCCATGCTCTTGCGGCTTCTGCCGGATTATTGAAGTTAGGCAATGTGATACCGGAAACAGCCTTCTCCTCACATGTAATGAAATACTTTCTTGCCTGCTTTCCTCGTTCATTGTTTTCAAGCATTGACAACTCCTTAGCCATTCCAATTGACAGTGCATATTCTATTTTACTAACTTGCTGATTATCAGTCTTCATAAAATTATGATGTCTGATATTCAATAAGTTACCTTGATAGTCAAAGCAAAGTACTTCAAAATCTTTTCCTTCCTCAAAATCATATCTACTGATTCTCCCTTTTATCCAATCAGCAAATTGTTGCTTGCTTTCAAGAAAAGCATGTAAATCACGTGCGTTAACCGCTTTTTGTCCGTTGTTCTCTTTAATAGGAATCAATATTCCTAAATCATTATTTTCTTTCATATTTACGATGTTTATACGGTATTAATAATAGTGAGGGAGAAGTGCACCGTAACCACTTTCAACAAAGGAGCGACCTTTATCTATCTCCCTCACTACAAATATATTAATTAATCGGGTAATATCCTAACATTTACACCATTTCCTGCGGCAGTAGAAATATTTACCGTCCAAACTTGAATGGCTTGAAGTATCTGATAACTACTTCTCATTTGAAGTAACATCTGCGACATCGTTCCTGCATTGACATTAGTCATATCCCATATACCTTGCAGAATAGTAGTTTGTTGGAACACTTGCCCACTAACCATATTTAAATAAGCTTCAATAGCCCCAGCAGTTTCTTCGGTCACCGAAGAGATTCCTTTCTGTAAGGAAGAAAGGGCTGCGTCTTTCACTCCACTACCGAACTCTATACCAAGCTGACCCATCAAGTTCTTTAAGTCCTCGTTTATCAAAGGAATTAGCTCTTTACCCAAGTCAGCTATCTGTTTGGCTTCTTCGGTGGTAATACCTACACCGCCAGCAGAGTTTTCTTCGGTAAATCTCTGAACCATAGCAAACATACTCTTCAACCGTTGTCCGACAATCTCAGAAGCAAGCGACTTGACAATCATATTTGTTATTAAATCATCAAAGCTTTCCTCTAAATTTGCCATTGTATCAGTTCCTTCCTTCCAAGCTGAAATCCAAGAATCGGCAAAGCTTTCTGCGGCAGATTTTACATCTGTACCGAGCAAAGTGTTTACTATATTAGTAGTAGCATCATCAATGGCATTCTGTAAGTCGGTAACTTGACCCTCTAATTCTATGATTTTGTCTTGGTCGCGGTTTTTCTTCTTCCGGCTCTTTTCAAGTTGAAGCTGACGTTGAACTTCTGCAAGCTGTGCCTTCTGATTTGCAATAGCTGCCTTCTGCGCTGAAATTTCAGCTTTACCCATCGACTTATCAACAGCACGTTCAAGATTCTTATAAGCGTTCTCTAATTGCTTAACTATTCTCTCACTCTTTTCAACCTCTCTTGTAATTTTCTTGTTCCCGGCATTGAATATGGCTGATACTCCTTTCCAGATACCACCAACAGCCTTTATACCACCGCTAATAAAATTGCCCGACATTATATCTTTAACTCCATCAGCAGCTTGGGCAACTCCTTGTATAGTTTCTCCTACTGTTGAGATAGTATCAGTGACACCTTCCGAAAATCCCATCTGCTCAAATATATTCCCTACAGAACTTACCATCATTCCAAGTTCTTCTATATTAGCTAATAAGTCTTTAAAAGGATTTTCGCTTTCTTTCAGCTTATCTTTTAAGTTTTTAACTTGGTTGGCAAGAGCAGCAAATGGGTTACGAGAATTTACTTCGGTCTTTAAAGCCTTAATCCGTGCTAATAGTTCTTTGTATTGGTCTATTGGCATATTAGCTTTATTAGCCTCTGCAAACTTAGTTATCTCGTCAATCATTTGATTTAAAGAGATAGTACCTATAATACTTAAGTCTTGAAACGACTTCTCCCAAGCATTGGAAGTATTCTTCCATTCCTCAAAAGCTATCTTAGTCTTTTCTTGTTCCGCACCAGTATCAACAGCAAGAGAGAGCTTTGGGGCTTTCTCGTTTATAAAGTTTTGTATTTCTTCAATCTCACTTTCTATCTCTGCTCTTACATTGGGGCTTTCGGTCACAGACAACTGCAATTCCAGCTTTGCCAAATCAGAAGTTGCCTCAGCAACTCTATTGGAGATAGAAGCTTGGTCTTCCAAACGTTTTCTTTCGACCTCTGCTATCTTATCCTCCATTTCAGCGTACTTATCTGCAATAGACTGGAAGTTCTTAAAATCATCCAATGCAGCTTTCTTGATAGTGTCGCTTAACCTTTTCTGAATATCTTCAATAGCTTTTGAAGCGTCACTCTCATTTTTAACAAGTGTGTCAAGAGAACTTTGCCAACTCTTAACCCTTTCATCATTAGGATTCTTATTGATTAAATCCTGCAATGTTTCTTGTTCTTCTTGGAAGGATGAAACCTTTTCCCTCAAACTATTCAATGTAGCATTAACATCAGCTTCTAACTGTTCAAGTGAAACGGGGTCATACTCAAACAAACCAGCGAACAGTGAACCGAACTGCCCAGCATTCTCTATATCCAATTCAAGCTCATAGCCTTGAAACATTCCCTCAATCTTGCGTTTTGCCAAAGCAACACTTGCAGAGTTTATAGAGATAGAATATTCAATCTCACTTTGTGCTTTCTTCCCAGCAACCAACTGTTTAGCTTCTGGCGATTTGAGGGTTTCAGCTATCTTATTATAAAACTTTGGAGCGCTACCTTTATCAAAGGTAATCAAGTCGTTAATATCAACACTAACACCTTTAAAAGCATTGTCGAATAAGTCTTGGTAAGCTTCCTTTACCTTTTCAGCAGCATAGGTTATATTGCCAGTGTCTTTCACAAGCTGTAAGAACTTCTTTTGAATATCATCTACCAGCTTAATCTGTTGCTTCAATAAATCCATTTCCTCCTTCTTCGCCTTGTTCATCTCCTTTTGAGTGCTAAGGTCGAGATTCAACGCAGCGGCAATTTGTCTTGCAACTTTCAAACGGTTGGCGACATATTCTTTTTCTTCGGGACTTGCAGTAAGACCTTTAGATATTTCTTCTTGTTGTGCAGTAAGCGACCTATATTCCTTTTTCAATCGGTCTATATAACTCCAAATATCTTCGTCTTGCTTAATGGCAAAGCCTGCACCAGCACCACCGCCAGCTTTCTGAACAATAGAATTAACATTCTTCTGCCAGTCTTTTAACTCTACATTATACTTTTGAAGTTGTTCAGTTATCTGGTCGTACATATAAGTATTGCCAAGCTTCTTATATGCAGCTTGAAGTTCGATAAGTCTTAGCTTCTCGTTCTTCTGATTTTGTTCCAGCTTCTTATATTTCTCATTGATATTATCTATTGCTTGACCTTCTATTACACTGGAATAAGTTGGTCTATTGCTGATAATATCACTGGCTTCACGAACTTCTTGAATAGCCTTCTTTTGCTCTGTAATCGCCTTACCTAACTTGTCAATGCTTCCGGATGAACCAAATAAAGACTGAACAACTGGATTAAGCTTTTCCATTTCAGCAGTAGAACCGCCAAGATACTTCTTAGAGATAGAGTAGAATCTTGCCATATAAGTTTCACCTTTGGAAAGTCCTTTATCCAAACTTGCAACAAAGTTTCGGGTAATCTCTTGTGCATTTACTTTAGAGATACCTCCTTCTGTCATTTTCTCTATAATATTGGCAATAGCATCTTGTTGTTGTTCAGAGTACTTTTCTGTTATTACTTGATAACTCTTTTCAAGAGCTTGTGACTTTGCTTTATTATAAATAGCATCTACAACTTTATTGTAATTTTTAGCAAGTTCAGAAGCATAGTTGATTTCAGTCAACATATTGGGGAGATATGAGCCATAAGTATTGTTTATCTCCTTCAAAGCATCGCTGAAATTTCTACTTCCTTTTTCCGATTCATTTAACTTCTTTACTAAAGCGTCAAAGTCAGAAGTCATTTGCTGTGCATTTATAAGACCGCCAGCAGTAATGCTTTCCAGTTCTTTCCTAAACTTAGTGGCATTTGTGTATGCTTGATAAATAGCAACTCCCAAAGCAGCTAATCCAGCAATTATTACCGCATAAGGATTCTTTGCAACGGCAAGAAGAGTTTTATTCAAGTTTTGAGTTGAAGCTTCTGCAAGCTTTGTCGCAGCAGCCTTATCTCTCAATGCCTTTCTTGCTATTACCAAATATTCTGAATACTTGCGTAAATTCATATTAGCAGCAAGTTGTACAGTAGCAACTGCTATTTGAGCTGTCTTATATACACCCAAAGCAGTAGCAACAACTGTCAATATATTAGCTACACTTCGCCAATTCTCAAACAGACTTCTTACAAGAGATATGCTTCCGGTTAACATGCCTTGATTCTCCTTACCAATCTCATTTAGCATGAAGTCATAAGCATCGGTTAAGTTAGATAACTGTCCTGTTAAAGTTTCAGCTTGCTTTGCTTGGAAGTCATAGAACATACCGCCTTCATCTGTATAACGATTTAAAACTTTCATTACATCAGTAAAGGAAACCATCTTATTAGACATTCTATCCATGACATCACCTACTGAAACAATTCTTTGTTCCTGCTCAGTGTACATCTTGGCAAGTTCAGAAGTTATAAAAAGACCAGCATTGGCAAAGTCACGAGCATCCCTTGCTGTAAGTACAGTCTGTGCCCTAATCTGTCCTAAGTTGTAGGTCAGACGTTCCATAGGGACACCAAGAGCAGCACTAATATCTGCCATACGTCTTGAAACGTCTACAAGCTCTTCCGCTTCAAAATTATAGGCAGCAAGCTGTTTCGTAGCACCAGCCAAATCCAATACGGTAAATGGAGATTTTAATGCTAATTCTTGTTGTTCCCGAAATATCTGAGAACCTTTTTCAAAGTCACCAAGTACAGCACCAATCGAACGTTCAAGTAATTCATACTGACCTCTAACGTCCATAAGACTTTTTGCAAAGCCAGTTAACGCTCCTAATCCAGTATAGTACAGAACTCTTTTACCTAAGTTCTTAAATGATTCAGCTAAACTGTTATTTGCCTTTTGAAGTTGAATACCACTGGATAAAGCTTCCGCATTTTGCTTTTTCAAGTCCTCCATAGCTTTATTGACATTACGAAGCTTCATTGCATATTCTGCATCATCCGTGGAGAGATTACGTTGTACAATCTGCAAGGCTTTTAGCTTTTCAGTCCTTTCTTGAATTGACTTATTGCCCATAGCCATAGCCTTTTCGTAGCTTTGACCTCCTTGTGATATTCTACTCTTCTCCTCTTCTCTTGCTATTCTTGCTGCTAAGTTGGCAGTCTGCTGCCGGAGCAATATTTCTCTTTGAAGTAGCTTCTCCCTTTGAGCAACGTGAACATTAATTCTTGCCTCTTGCACATCAGTTTTAACAGTAGCCAATTGCTCCATATTATTCTTAATACGGGTTGTGTTCCCTTGTATCTTAGAGAATACTTCTCGCAAATTATTGGCAACTTGCAAGGCTTGGTTCATGGAATTAACGTCTACAGATACATTCGTAGTAGTAGCTTGCGTGGCAGCAGTATTACCTTGTGCAATATTAGTTGCCCCCAAACTTTTAAGCTTGGCTTCCAACTCGGAAATCTTTGTTTCCAAAGGACGGATTTGTTGGTTAAAGCCATCAACTAAGCCCTTACCAATATTCTTACCCAATTGGTCGGCAAAGCCCTCCACACTCGCCAACTTACCTTCCAACTTGTTGGTGAAATCTTCCAGACGCTTTTCCGTCTTCTTTAGAGTTTCATCAATGCTTGATAACAAGTCCTTATCAGACATTGAAGCACTAATAACTACATCTTTATTGTCTGCCATCGCTGCTACTTTTTATTTTATTCTTGGTATGGTATCTAACACACTACGTTTAGGTGCTTGCAACTCACTTCTGTCACTTTTACGTCGTTTCCAAAACTTCTCCCATATCTCTTTATCTTTGCCACGCAAATACTTGATATGGGTGCTGTCTACTGTCAAGAAAAGAACTTGTGCCATAGACAATCTATAAAGATAATCGTCATACGTAAACTGCGGAAAGCTACGTATGAAATCACCTAAATCTCCGATTTGGCTTGCCGCCATAATGTTAATTGTTCCGCTACCTTCTTCCTCATATTCGTCTGCGAAACCATAAGAGCCTTCCCCGATATGAGCACCGTAAAAACCGGTGATAAGTCGATGCTGTTAATTGCCTCAATAATGATTGCCGCCCATTGAGCAGGCTCAAATACGGAGTTGAGAATACGAGCCTTCATAAAAGCTATCAGTTTGTCATTTCTGCTCATAACTTCTATCGCACTCGCATAATCGGTTATATCATCTGGTGAGAAGAGGTGATTAACAAGAATGATTGCTACAATCTCGGAACTTACGTCCAAGTCTGTACATAGAGCGTACATCATGCTCTTATCATCCTTAATATCCTCTTCCTTTTGTAATTTCAACGCTAATTGGAAAATACGCTGGTATGAGTATGCCCTCAACCGATGCACCTTATACTGCTTATCTCCTAACTTGACAAGCGTAGGATTGTCAGTCATAATCTCTGATATTTCCCTCTTTAGCTCGTCCGGTATAATCAAATCCTTTTCTTCCATTGTCATTTGTGCATTAAAGAAAAAAGGGCAGCAGCAAACAAGCCACTGCCCTTTCTCTTGATTTATAATGGGTCTTAGCCTCCACCAGGTTCAGCCATCTTCATCTCGACCGTCTTGCCATCATTATCAACCAAAGCAGTGATAGCAATGTGCAGTTTCAACGGAGCAGTTTTCAAATCAGTACCGTCCCAATTGGTAGCAATCTTACCTTTGTAAATAACAATGTAGTCAATACCATTGTAGAACTCTAACTTGAACTGCTTGTAAACGTTGGTGAATGAAGAAGGCATTGTGTACATGCCAGTAGAAGAGGTAAACTTACCGCCTTCCATAGCGGCAATCTCTTCCGGTTTGTACTTAACCAAGTCAAATTCAATCTTGTAAGAACCAAGTGTACTCACGCTATCAAGCGGAGTATCATAGAACTCACCGTTAATAGCACTTTCACTCGCAGCTTCTTGGGAAATTTGCAGACCTTCCAATACACCCATAAGAGGAGTATAAGAAGCTTCTGCACCAGCCCCGACATCCGCATAGCCTAAAGACTTACATTTGTAAGTCAACAAATCTTGTGTAGCCATCTCGTCTAATTTTTAAATTATTATTTATATTGATTATAAATGAGGCGTTCATGTCCTTGTAGGACATTTGACGTTTCATCGAGCCGCTACTTCTTAGGGAGCTTGTGCTCCGGTCGTCCATAGTTGGGTTCTCACCGTCCAATCCCCGATGCGCCATCGGTTGGGTTAATTTTTACTTTATTAGTACCATAAATGATTTAATATACATGAAGAACAGATTGTCGCTCTCATTATATATATCATCAGTTGACAATATACCGTCAGTTGAGATGTCGTATTTTTCTCCGGCTTTCTCAACTTCTGCATTTACAATGTCGGATATACTTGTTTCATACTTTTCCAGCAAGGTGGTATCAAGCCGACCTCTTGTCTTGGGAGGAATATACATCTCAACTGTCACGCGAACGCTCGCAAGAGCATTCAAGTTGAACTGGCTCTTATCCTTAATTTCTCCCAGACGGATAACCATGAAACCGCCAGCATTTATCTCCTCCTCCAACTTGGTAGGCATTTCCATCGGATAGATGTACTTTGTAACCTTATCTATGAAGAGAGAATAAACATATTGGTATATCGGCATTCGCCTTGCATCAATCACGCTCATGGGATTTGTTTACAAGGATATTCATATATTCTTGATGGTGTCCCCACTACACCTCTATTGATTACTTGATATAATCTTTCACCAATTACTTTTTCTTGAAACGGAACGCTCATATCCCTATTGTTTTAACAGTTGCCTTCCCTGCAAAATCTTCCTTAATATCGTCATATATGGTTGATAACACCTCAAACCTTCGTCTTGGATTTCCGGCATTTCCTCCTTCCAATATAGGAGCATAAGGCACTGTTGCTGCCAGCACCAAATCCCATCCTATATAAGTGGCAGGAGTATAGTTTGCCAAGAACTCGTCAGCAAGTTTTCTTCCATCTATCAGCTTGCCATGATACTTTGAGTTGTTAGTTGCCATCTGATACGGATATAAGTAGCCGCTCCCCTGCAAATTGCCTTGATAGAACACAGCCCAAATATAACTATCAGCCAAGTTGTAAGTCTGGTCGGTAAATCCGCTTTCAGAATATGCTTTCTTCAACAATTCGGGCGCATAGGCTATTAGTCGCTGGGTTTGCTCGCCAGCAAGTCTGTCAAACAGTTCTTGCCGAACCCTTTTCAAACCACTCAAATCAACTTTTACTTTTATCGCCATCCACCTTTTCTATTTGCATATATAGTTATAGCACCTAACATCGAAGGTATGCTGTTATCAACTTGCATCTTAATTTGCTCTCCCATAACATCACATTCTATCCAGTCTTCATTACGTACTGGATTAATATACTTCCCGTCCTCTCCTTTTATCAAAGGAATAGAAACAACGTAGTCGCTTGTTTGAGCGGTCGAACCGGATTCAGCAACAGAAAGATTCACGTCCATTACTCCTTCGTAGACGGTATCTTCTTCATCGTCGCCCATAGAACTTTCGATGATTCTGTATATACGTCCCGAAAAAGGAAATTCTTCTATGTCACTGAATGAAATCATATCACATCTATAATTTTCAAGAGTTTAATCTTTGGACGAGCAGAGATAAGAACCTCGTAATTAGGGTCATTGTATCTCTTATATATGCCCAAAGCATAACTTATTTTATTACTCTGATAGATGTCCGTCTCTGACCCAACTGTACGCTGGAAGTTATTATGAGAGGCAGATTGAGATGCTGTACTTGAAGGGCTTAACAACACTGCGGTAAATATTATATCGGCAGTCATTAAATCCTTTTGTTCTTGGGTCAACGTCATAGCATCCTCGTTTACATCTGTGATGCCGCGGTCAAGAGCAATTCTCATAAATGTATTCTCCTCAAACGAATACCGACAAGATGAAGAAAGCCATTCAAGTATAGTCATATATAACCCTCCAAGTTTAAGAATCAGCAGTCAAAGTATCAACAACAATGTGTTCCATAAACTCGGTCAACACTGGCATATAACGACCGATAGCATCAGTATGATATGCCTTGTAGATACCGTTAGGAACTACCTTGTTAATAATATAAACCAAGTCATTCTGTGCAGAAGCGATTGAATAGTCAATCGTCTTGTTTGCTTCACGCTGCAACAAGATAACATCGGCAACATCAGAGTGAACAACACGACCAGCAAAGCCAATAGGACGCAGAACTGCTGCGCCAGCCTTCCATCCTTGTACAGTCTTAATCGTTTTGATGTCTTGTACCACTTGTTCCTCTTTCACAATGCGGATAGGAGAAATCTTAGATACAGAAGAACGAGAATACTGAATAAGCTGCTCCCAAGAAATGATGTTAGTATCAATGCCGGAAGCACCATTAGTAACAACAATAACTTTATCGGGCGCATACAAGCGAATCCAACGGTTAACTTCTTCCTTGAAGTATTTGTTGTTCAACAAGTGAGTGATAACCATGTCATACGGCAAATCCCATTCCATTGTACCAGTAAATCCAGTACGGTCACGGAAATCTTTCTCAATCTTTGCCATTTGTTCCGGAATGTTAGCTTCTGCGTTCGTCCATACTCCCTTACCAGCCTTAACAAAGTTTTCAGTAGGCACATACTTCGGGAACTCATGTACGACACCGGACATACCACGAGAATCAGCATTGCTGTACTGACCTCCCTTAGACAAAGCTTGTGCGGCAATGTTAGAAAGACGGTAGTTGTGTGTCTTAATCAAGTCAGCAACACCACGTACATAACCTTCCAACAAAGTAGCATTAGCTTCACCAAGTTCATTCAAGCGTGCTTTCAATTCCTCTTTTGAAAGAGAAGTTTCAAACAAGCCTTTACCGAACTGAGGGATAGTACCAGTTCTCTGTTCCCAGCCTTCGTTATCCATCTGAGCAACTTCACTCAACGGTGTCATTGCATCAGCCATCGGAACGGGGCGGCGAGTAACATTATAGATAGTATAAGCAGGGTCAAGCTTCGGGCGGCTCATGTCAATAGGGTACTTGCCACCATCAACAGTAAAGTGTTTCTGCCAGAAGAACTGGTTTGCATCCATGACGATTTTCTCGTCAATGAGCGTCTGAATAAATGCGCTCGTACCGTCAGGGTTTACCAAGCCTCTTTGATAGAGTTGGCTTACTAACTCGTCGGGATTAAATTGATATTTATATGCGTTTGCCATAATTCTACTCCTTTCCTTTAGATTTCAAATACACCTTCGATGTAGTTGCGGTTCTTAGCCAATACATACTTCGGAAGCGGTTGCATACGTTCAACAAATGCACGCTTGCCATAAACAGTGTTGATGTTGTGCTGAACATTAGTAACTCCCCAGCGACCATCAGTCGGAGCAAACTGTGTATCTACTTCGATGAAGGTATTCGGGTTTTTAACCAACACAGTAGCGTCGGCAGCAGCAGCAGTTGCAACATCACCATTGCTATTAGCAGCTTCAACCAAAATATCATCAGTAGTCAGAGCACCGATTGCAGTGTCAACAGTAAGAATAAACTGCTTGTTCTCTTCATCGAACTCAACAGATGTAACCTTACCAGACTGTCCCGCAGTTTCAACTGTATCGGGAGCTTTCATAAGTACATTGCCTACTTCGGGAATGTGAGAATAGCCAGAACCATCTACATACAGAGTAGTGCCTGTGTCAGCAGTAGTAGCCTTTGCCACCTTAAACGTTTTCAGAAGGAAACCCGGTTTCCACAATCTGTATTCGTACAAGTCAGCCGCAAAAGCATAGCCAAAACCCTTATACGGGTTTGCAATGGTAGAGCCATAGAGAACATTGGAACGTTCCTCGTGATTGGCGTCCTTCCACCATACGAACTTGCCACCTCTAAATTGTTTAGCGGAAGCAAAAAAGGTTTCTAAATTAAATTGTGCCATTTTTTTAATATTTAAAGTTTGACGGGTTTTATGGCAGCAAGGTAGTCTTCCATTGTTGTTTTCTTTCCGTCCGGAGATAATGGTGTAATATCACCAATAGAGCTTCTGAATATATCTTGATAATCTTTCAGCAGTCTTTCTGCCTCGGCATTAACATCAGCATCAATTGCGATATTCTGCTTACCAAGATAGTTACGAAAAGATTCATGTAAATCTTCCCTCACCTTAGACTCGGCTGTATCGTATATCTGATTGCGAACAGACTTCGTTTTCTCTTGCAATTCAAACTTTTCCAGCCTATCAAGTTTCTCTTTGTACTCGGCAGGCAACTCAAATTTCGGAGGCTCTTGATTGCCTTCTCCACCATCATTACCTTTTTCAGCCTTTTTCTTCCATTCTTCAATCTGAGATTTATATTCAGCTTCCTTAGCTTCAAATCCCTTAGTCGCTTCTGAGAATGCGTTCTTTCTTGCATGTCCGCTACTTTCAACTGAAATATTCAATGCGGCTACTAAGCCAGCATCTTCAATCGGAGCATCCTTGTAAGCTTCTGCAAATTTCTCAGAGAACTTATCTCTGAATGTTTCACTCAAATCAAAATTACGTTCTTCGCAAATCTGATTAACTTTAGATAAAACTTCTTCTTTTTGTGCCATTGTTCGTCAATGATTTTATTATTTTGAACAAAAATAAATAGCTTTTTCATTACTCATACTGTGGTTATCGAAAAAGTAGCATATTTATTTTAAGGTATGTAGCTTGTTTTTTGATAAGTGGCATATATCGAAGCTTAGATTGCGTATTTTTGTAGAAAAATAAAGAACCATTATGAGCGAGAAAATACAGAAAGACAAAATTGTTAGTCCATTGCCGGGTTGCCAATATGAAGCCATCCGAAGCAATGCTGACTATGTTGTGCTTACTGGTAGTGGTGGTGGAGGAAAATCATTTACATTAGGTTATGCTCCAATTTCATATCTATATGAAAACCAAGGGGCAAAAGCTGTATGGTTCATGCGTAATGTTGGCGACTTTTTTGACGCTGGTAAAGTAGTGGATGGTCTTAAAGAAATATATCCGCTTATTGATAGACGTTTCAGAATACAACCAAGAGAACCTATTGGAGAAGTCATTAAGGTTCAAGACGATATGGGTGTGAAGTTTTTCAATAGCTCTGAAATTAAATTCCAGCAGTTAAATAATGAAAGTCCTACTGTAATAGATAAGATATTCAAAGGATTACAATTCAAGAAGGCTATCTTTGAGGAATGCAATAAATTTGAATGGAGGACTATTTCTACTTGTCAAACCCGTCTGCGTGCAAACACTAAGGGTAAAGCTCAAATATATCTTGCTCAAAATCCGGAACGTGAATGCTTCATACGTAAGCTATGTGGCTGTGGCAAGAATGGTGGTGGATGGATTGGAGATGATGGAAAACCCATTAAAGAAATGAATGGAGTTGTTCGGTTCTTCCACATTGTAAAGGGTAACTTGGATGAAGTCTATTGGGGAAATACTAAGGAAGAGGTTTATTCTAAATGCAAAGACATTATAGATAACCTTTTGCAGATTGACCCGGATATGTCTTATGAGGACTTTATTATGAGCATGGTATTCTTTACTTTTGATGTAAGAGATAACCAAGCCATGCTTAAAGCAAACAAGGGGTATCGTGCTATGGCTGCAACATCTGTGCTTGCAGATTCAATGTATGAACCTAATTGGAATTTCTCTATACAAGACGAAAAAGAAGAAGAGGAGGATAATCTTTCCGAAGTGACAGAGGATGATATTCTCAACATGTTTACTCATGTTTCTCCATGTAAGTGTAAGAAGGAACGTATTACCGTGGATATGGCAACTACTGGGGAGGATAACTTTGTAATGAAGCATTGGGTAGGTTTCCATTGTGACGATATACAATATTGCATGAAAAACTCTAATCTTGAAGCTGTAAAGATGATTAAGCAGTTTATGGTTAAGCATGGATTGACTGATAAAGAGCTAATCATTGATGTGCAAGGTAACGGTTTCTTAAAAGAGATTTTCAATCTTGTATCAGCAAACGGTGGAGGTGTCGCATTCTCCGGAGCGATTGCCGCAACTGCTAAAGGAAAGAAGTTGTATGAAAGATTTAAGGATGAAGCTGCACACCTTGCTACCCAAATGATAAAGGCTGGATTGATAACCTATGACAGACAGCTTGCTAAAATGAGATATACACATCAGAAGCTAAAGCGTGAAGGCTCTACTACTGTCTTAAAGCAAATGCAATTTGAGAGTAGAATATTCAAATTTAAACGCTTGCCTTCGGGAAGAATACAGTTTGAAGGAAAGAAGGAACAACATGCTCTGATAAAAGGCTTTTCTCCCGACCTTACAGACAATATCATTATGCTTTGTGGGGGATTGTGTTATGACTGTTATAGGGAATTGGCTGGTGCTACTGGTGGAGAATTGAGAAGGAAATTATCTCTTGAAGATATAATGAACCAAGTAAATGGTACTGCACAACCAACAAGGGAGAGAGGAAAGATTACTAATTCAGATAAGATATTGAAAATTTTAAGTAGCATATAAAAATGATAACGAGAAAAAACATTGATTGGTATTTGTCAGAACCAACGCGGCTGTTGTTGAAGAAGCCTTTTACAAGAGGTGGAAAATTTCAGTCGTGCAAAACTTATATTGGTGATGTTACACTTAACCAAAAATCAACTGCCCAGTTGAGCGATTTGACATTGCAAGAGGTTTCACAAGACCTCTATCTGAGAGAGTACGACCCTTCTCTACACAATATAAAGTATAATAATTCAATTCCTAAGATTGCAGTCAGAGTTGGAGATACTGATATAGTCATAGATGAACTTGTGCTGACAGTTTCTTTGCAAAAGAATATTCATGCGGCACATGTTCTTCATCTCACTGCTAATCCTATTTCTTTTACTCTCTGTAATATAGAGAAGAACGATACCATCAGTAAGAAGTTTCAGAACTTCAAGCTGGAATGGAACATGAGGAATATGGAGCAAATCAAGTACGAACTAATATCCAAGCAGAAGAAGGTTGGCGATGCTGGCGTACTATTCAAATTTGACCCTATAAAGAAAAAGGGAACAGTTAAAGTCTATTCCTATGATGATGGATATTCTGTCATACCCAACTACAATGAATATGGAGAAGAAATTTCACGCTCCTTATTTTATAAGATAGATGATTTGACAGAAGTCATTGATACATTCGATGATAAGTACCTTTATCGTTCAATACGAAGCAAAGAAGGAGAACCTACCAATAATGGATGGGTTACTGAAAGGATTCTTCATGGGTTTAGCCGTAATCCTCTTGTCTACCATAGAGGCAAAGTAGCTTGGGAATATTCTCAAAGTATAATTGAGATAATTGAATTGCTTACAAATATACATGCTGTGACATTAAAGCGGTTTGGTACTTGGGGATTAGTCTTAAAAGGGGAAATGAATGAAGACAGTTTCAAGCGAGATAACGGCACATTAGTTATCAATCTCCCAGCAGACGAAGGTTCAAGCTACAAGACAGAAGCAAAGACTTTGGAGTTCCCAGAGCCGGAAAGTATGATTGCTTATCTGGAATATTTGCTGGAACAAGTTTCAATTGCTTCATCTGTCAGCTTTATCACTCCAAAGGATATCACTAATACTGGAAGCGGTGGCAACGGTATTGCATTGTCTATGCGTAATGATATTGCGTTGGCTACTCAAAGTGTTGCTGATTGGTCTGATTCTATCAATGAGATAACCTATCTCTTCCAAGAGATGTTAGGATTGGAAGAAGACCAGACGAATGCTTATACAGATTTGAAAATTAAAGCCAAACTGAATATTTGGAGCATGGAAACCAACAATACTAAGATTACCAACTTAGCTATGGAATCTAAATGGATTTCCCGACAAACATTGATTGAAGAATCTCCGTCTTCTGCACCGGATGAACTTGACCGAGTAGAAAGAGAGAAGAAGCAAGAGGAAGAAGATGCTATCAAGCAAGCTGAAAAAGCTGAACGGATAAGCAAGAACAACAATACAGAGATTATCGAAACTCCTAATAAAACTACTTACAGTAGCAACGTTTAAAATAACAATATCATGGATTGGACGCAGATTTTAGTATCAATACTTGGAGGAGGAGGTTTCTTAGGTGGAATGGTTTCACTTGTAAATATGAAACCTTCTCGCAAGAAAGCGATGGCAGAGGCTCGGACAGTTGAGATTACGAACCTTGAAAAGTCAATATCAATAATGGAGAAAAGCTACAGTAACATACAGACGTATGTGAACAAGGAAGTAACCCGTATTGAAAACGACCTTTCAGAACTGAAAAAGAAGTATGAAGAAAAAGTTATCTCTATACGGCAAGCATACATTTGCAAAGTACCAAGCGAAGAATGTCCGGTGCTGTTAAAGCAAGCAAAGTTTGATATGGCACATGAATGTGAAGAATGTAGAGGCTGTGAAAAGAATGAAAAGAAGGAGGACTGATTATGAATATAAAGAACTATTTCAATATCAAAGAGCTTGTTTGCAAGCATGTATATAACAAGTTTGGAGAAATGGCGTGGACGTTTTTTGACCCACGGCTGCTTGAAACAATGTGTGTCATACGAGAAAAGCTTGGCAAGCCTATAACTGTCAATACTTGGCATTCGGGAGGAAGTCTGACACAAAGAGGACTGCGCTGTAATGTGTGCCAATTAGTAGCTGAAAAGACACGATTGGAAAAGGTGTATGTGTCTGCACATCTACAAGGAACTGCGCTGGACTTTGATGTGAAGGGAATGACCGCTTTGGAAGTTCGTAATTGGATTAAGGCAAATCAGATACTTCTCCCTTATCCGGTACGATTGGAACAAGATGTCACTTGGGTACATTTGGATGTCCGCACTGATGGGAGTAATGGTAAAGTAACCTATTTCAAAGGATGAAAAAGGCTCTTCTCCTAATAATCCTTTTGCCTCTTTTGTTTTCATGCCGAACTGCAAAGGACTTGGAGAAAAATACGGAAATAAAAGAGATTATCAAAGAACGGCATGACACTTTAACAGTACACACAAGAGATAGTATCTATTTTTCTGTTATTCAAAAAGGAGATACTGTTTTTAATACTAAGTATATTGAAAAAATCAAGTACATAGACAGAACAGTCATACAGAATGATACTATATATCAAGAGAAAGAAGTCATTAAGGAGAAAGAAGTCATTAAGAAGCATGTTCCATCATGGTGCTGGTGGCTTTTACTAATTAATGCAGCAATCATAGGAATAATCGGAATTAAATACTACGTAAAATGGCGAACGAAGTAAACCCTATACTGAATATATACAATGAAGATGGCACTCCCTTCCACGACATCAGTTTGAGAAAACACACTTTCTCAACTATTGTTATGTCGTTAAATGACAAGATAGAAGGAGAGTTTTATTATAAAGACAATTCACTTTCGTTTACTCTGCAAGAATATGTAGAGTATAAAGGAATAAAGTACATTCTTAAAAATCCTCCCGTAGTTGTTAGAAAAGGAATGACTTCGGAAAACAGCGAGGCAAAGGGAATGACTAAATATAGTTGTACTTTCTACCATGAAATGATTGAATTGTACAACATTCCCTTTACTGACATTGCTATTAGTAGCAGTGAGGAAAGTTATCGCAGCGAAAAACGGACTTTCTCGTGGATTGGTACATTAAGCATGTTCGTTCAAAAAATCAACTCATGTCTTGTCGGAACTAAATGGACTTGCAAGTTACAGCCAACATTTGTAGATGATGGGACAATGAGTGATGTGTTATCATTCAGTAATCAATTTATTTCAGACGTTTGCAAGACTGCATACGAAACATGGAAAGTTCCATTTGTAGTTGATGGATATACTATTTGGTTTGGCAAGCCATCTAAGGAAATACTTGACAATGAAAACAAGCCATACATATTCAAATTCGGACAAGGTGTAGGACTGAAAAACAATGATTGCACACCAAAGAATAATAAGGTCATTACTCGTATTGCTGGATATGGTAGCAACATTAATATTCCGTATGGCTATCCTATAATTACAGATGCAGACGGAAATCGCATTGAGCACCCATATACTCGTGACACGTTAATGCCATCAGTATATGTAGAGGCTGTTAGAAATAAAGTCTTGTTTGGTTCTAAAGACCCTCTTATTGACTACTATGACGCAGATAGCAGCTATCCTACTCCTATCAATCCTCTTGCACCAGTATTCCATATCCAAGAATTTTCCAGCATACAACCTACTATTAAAGGTATGACATACAAGGGACAAGCTATTGACTTGTTCAAAGAAGTAATAGTACCGGAAGGTGGCTGGGATGATTATATTGACCCCGAAACGGGAGAGGTTAGACAGTCGTATTTTGATGTGACGCTTTATCCTCTTGGCTTTGACTTATATGCACAAGCAGCAGTTACAAGTGGAATGACCTTCTCCATGAAGTCCGGTGACACATTAGGAGCTAACTACGAGGTAGCAGTAGATTGGGAAGATGTAAAAAAGAACTTCTATGTAACTGATGAAGCTGGAAACATTGTATTCAAACCAAATGGAGAACAGAGGGACTATGCTAAATATCCAGACAGTACAGACCAAGCTATTACTATTAAACTGACAAAGGACTTAGATACATTTGGTACGATAATGCCAAGCAAGTTCCAGCAAGTTAAAACTGGCGACAAGTTTGTCATATTGCACATTGAAATGCCACAAGCATATATAGACAAGGCACAAGAACGTTTGGACGTTGCCATGAAAAGATATATGCTTGAAAATAATATGCCTTTGTATGACTATCCTTTGAGCTTCGACGAACACTTCTTGGAAACAAACCAAGCAATTCTTGCGCAGATTAAGCCTAATACGATTGTCAGATTCTTGTATAAAGACAATGAGGACGCTATGGAATTATCCGTAAAGGAAATGTCAATCCAATATGGTACAAATCCCCTTCCTACTTATAATATTACCTTAACGGACGAAGTGTCTATTGTACTGAATCAGATAGGACAGATAGCTGATGGACTTAGCAAGTTAGGAAGCCAAGTAGCACAGTTACAAGCTATTTATGGACTTGACATTGTAGGCGAACTGAACAAAAAACTCAGCAGAGTTAAAGATGATACCGCACAAGGAATGATAACTTTCTTGCGTGGATTGAAAGTCGGTAGCTATGTGACCGGAAGTACGGGCGGTATATTCTATGCAGATACAGACGGAAAATCACATGCAGAGCTTGATTATCTGACAGTAAGAATGAAAGCCATGTTCTATGCTTTGGAGATTATCAAGACCGGAGTTATCGGAGGTCGCCAAATGATTACTCCCGGTGGTGCAATCGAATGTATCAAGATAGAAGATAGAAATGATATACTTGACGAAGAAGGTAACAAGACTGGCGAGAATGTTTGGGACTATTGGAGATGTTACTTCTATCAAGATGATGGTACAGAAGCGTTAGATAATCGTTTCCGCGCTGGGGATATGGCTTTAGCACAAGACTTCAATATTAAGGAGGGAGTTTATGAGAATGTGTCAAATCATTACTTCTGGCGTTTAGTCGTAAACGTAGGAACTAATTACATTGACATCTCAAAAACTGATGCTGATGCAGCCAGTGATGCACCACGAGTAGGAGATACCATTTGCCAATTAGGTAATAAGACCTTTGTTGATGCAAATGGTGTTACTCATGTAGAGGACAAGACAAGACAGAATGCAATTATCTTTAGTGCAGTTGACACTTTCTCGCCAAGTATGACTTTATATGCTGGCATAAACAGCTATTCATACCTCAACAAAGAGTACGTGTCCTACGGTGTTGACAAGACTACAAATCTCGCTTATATGAACGTCTATGGCAACTCTTATATTGGAGCAAGAGATAAGAGCAGCTATATGAAGTTTGATACGGTAACTGGTGTTGAGATAAAAGGTAAACTTGTAACCAAATCTGGCAAAGACGTTGAGGAAACATTTAACAGCTTCCAAGACCAGATAGATGGAGTAAAGGAAACTTGGTATGGAGAATACACACCAACTCTTACAAACCAGCCAGCAGTAGATTGGAATACAGAAGCTTTGAAAAAACGGCATGAAGGTGATGTATTTACCAATATCCAAGAATATGTCGATGATGAAACTACTCCCGATGCAGGAAAATCATGGAGATGGATAAAGACGGGAGATACATGGGGATGGAAGCAGATTGCAGATAATGACACTTCAAAGGCTTATCTTGAAGCAGCTAAAGCGCAAAAGGCAGCAGAAGAAGCTAAGAAAGAAGCCAATGACGCAAAGCAGACTGTAACCAATATGAAAGACTTCACAGACGAAGCCTTTAAAGACGGTATTGTTGACAGACAAGAAGCTGCTGCGATTAAGAAATATTTGAACTCAATTAAATCAATACAGAAGAGCGTAGCTGAATCTTATTCTAAGGTTTATGGTAATCCTTTATTGTCCGGTACTGCTAAGGTAGAACTAAAAACCTCTTATGATGGATTTAATGTGGCAACTACCGAGCTTATTACTGCTATTGATGATGCCATAGCTGACGGAGTAGCTACCTCAACGGAAGTCGCTTTGGTAGATGGTAGGTACGACACCTTCAATACCAAATATGGAGATTTTATAGCTTATTTGAATGCAGCCAACAACTTTATCCAAGACAAAATAAACACTTCCGCAGAAGATGCGAAGAAAGCTGCGGAAGAGGCTCAAAAGGCGGCAGATGCAGCTAAAGCAGAAGCGGAAGCAGCTAAACAAAGATTGGATAAGTGGGCAGAAGATGGGGTTATATCTCCTACTGAAAAGCAATCAATCAAAGATGAAATAGTTCGTATAGACGCTGACAAGACAAATATTACAGCAGGATATACTTTGTATTCATTGGGTAGCCCTACGGGTTATCTGAATGCTCATAGCAATTATCGTGCAGTGTTGGTTACATTATCTGCTTCTACTCCCGAAAATATAACTATACCTTCTGACTTCGCTTCAAAGCAATCTGCATACTACAATCAAAGAACGGCAGCTTTGAATGCCATCAGTGACGCAGCTAAGGCAGCAGTAGATACCGTTAAAAAAGATTTGGCTGGTTATGAATATCTAAAGAAAGCGTGGAAAGAGAGTACCACAATCGAAGGTGGCGTTATTCAGAATGCGTTAAACATGCTGGGATATACTGACCCAGTAGCTGGATTTAAAGTAATGTCCGGTATGAATGGTATCTATGATGCTACTAAGGTCGGTGGAGGTATCGCTTCGTGGTATGGCGGTTCTATGAAAGATAGAGCAGATTATACAGAAGCAAACATGCCATCAGATGTAGCAAAGGCTATCATTCGTATGGATGGTTCTGGCTACCTTGCAAGTGGTGCTGTATGGTGGGGGACTGATGGTGTTTTCCATGCTGACCCACAATCATTCATCATCAAAGAAAATCAGCTTGGCGACTATGTTTCTCTATTCCAGATTGTATATCGTTCTGGAACTCCGAAGACTATTAGCTATATGATACCGCAATATCCAATGCAGAAATTGACAGTTTCCGACTACATCGAAATAGGAACAACTGGGTATCGCATTGGAGTAGATAGTGCCAATAATGCTATTAAAGTCTATAAAGAAGATGGCTCGGCAGTTAACTTCTACGCAAGCGGTGCTGTATCTGCAAAAGGTATCAGTTCTGGTAGTGGAGGTGGAGGCGGCGGTGGGCTTATCCAAACCGTTTATGGATATTCAAGTTTAGGTGGCACATTCGCTGATTCAACATTATCAGATACTTTCAATGCATACACTATCAACAAGTTGGCAAGTAGAATTACTGAACTTGAAAAGAATGGTGGTGGAGGTACTGTCATTGCTGGTATCAAAGTTAACAGCCAAACTTATGCGCCAGACACAAGCAAGTATATTACGCTCCCAAACTACCCTTCCACTACTATTACTGGAACGGGAAATGTCCTTACCAACGCTACTTATGACAATAGTACGCGAGTACTGACATTAACTAAAGGCAATATTGCTACTACCGCCAACCATTTAGAGAGATATGCTCAAATAACCTCTACTGCGATAGATACTGTATCTACATTTACAGCATCTAAGACATCTGTATGGGAGGCAAATGGTACTGCATATGGAACTACTGGTGCTAATGATACTGTATTAAACATTGGTTCTGCGGCAAATAGGTTATTCCAATTAAGAGCAGCCTATAATTCTGATGATTTTTACTTTAGAGGTGTTGGTGCAAGTTCTTTCAGAACTTGGTATAAAATATGGCACGCAGGAAATTTGAATCCATCTAAAATAACATATTTAGGTTATAAATCGGATTACCAATGGGTTGTTATTTTATTATGGAGAGATGCGCAAATAAATATGTTACATAGAATCAATGGTAAATTATATACCGAAAGTAATGGTGTTGCCCGTTATCAATATGCAGAAATTGACTTGTTTTTTTCAAGATGGTCTACTTCTGATTATGAGTTTTATGGCAATTTTGATACAGCAGGAACAGGAAGTGATTGGTCTTTAGTAACTTGTACATATAATGGTGAAAAATGGTGGGCTTTAAGACATACAAATACACAAGCTGTTAGTATGTACTTTATGGGTTCAGAATTAAACATTAATTTCAGTAAAGTGCATTACTATACTTCCAATACTGATACAGTTGTAAATTCAGAAGTAAACAGTTCAATTGCAAGCAAAGGGGATAGTATTAGTGTACGAAGTGTAAATGGAAGCCCATATGCCCTTCAAAAAGACATAAACGCTTTATCCAGCGTATATGTGAAGAAGGCTGGTGATACTATGACGGGAAACTTAGTCGTAGGTACTGGGCAAACAACTGCACGTATATCTTCTCAATGGGGAGAATTTTATATAGATATTAGTAGCTCTATAACCGGAGGATGGGAGAGAGGATTTTGTGCTAATATAAATAAGACTTCTACCCCAGTAAAATTTGGTTTTTATGGTTCTGGACAATCTATTTCTTATGCTTATGCTGGACTTTATTCAAATCCGTGGCAAAAATGGGACAACAATACATCTACTATATCAACCGAATTAGTAGTAAATAAAAATATAATTGGATTAAATGGAGAGTTTTCGCTTCTATGTGGAGATGAACATTTTCAACATAGAGTTTGGGGTGGTGTAGGAAGTTATAGCTATGAAGTATTGCTGTTGTTACCTATTCCTGCTACAACTAATTTAGGCGGTTGTAATACTATAGATGGTACTATATCTGGATATACAAATGGAGCTAATCAATGCTTTTGGGTTGATGTGAAGATTTCGACTATTTATAATATTACTTTTTGGAATATAAAATCAATAAGCTCTTTTTTATCTAATCAATATGTATTAAAAAAATGTAAGTATAATGGCATTTGGTATTATTGTATTGAAATCCCATATCGGGATAATAGAATGGATAGTTATTATTTTAGAGGGGTTATTCGTTCAACTATTGCAGGAGGATTATCAACTATCACTTTGCCATACCGTATAAAATATAAAACTAAGGCAAATGGAAATAATGCAGAAGTTATTAATAACTCTGAGATTAATAGTAGTCTTAGTACAACACTGACACAAGGAGGGATTACAGCAGCGTATCCGATAGAAAATACATATTATCAAAATATAAAGCCCCATCTTAGTAATTCAATAACTTCGGGAACTACTGATTTAAGATGGAAGTGTGTTTATAGTTATAATCTCGACATAAGTTCTACAAGTACTTTTGCTGGTAAAGCTACATTCAACGGAGGGCTATCTGGAACATTGACGGGTTCTCTAAGTGGTAATGCTTCAACCGCTACAACCTTACAGACTTCACGTACAATAAATGGTACATCGTTCAACGGTTCAGCTAATATTACAACTTCTTATTGGGGGACTACGCGGACGTTCTATATAAACGACCCAAGCGGAGCGCATTATAACTCCTATTCAGTTAATGGGTCGGGCAATGTAAATATGTACTTGCCTTCGACTATGACGGGATTTAGTTCCATTACAAGCACGACCTTTAGTGGCTCACTATCCGGCAATGCAAGTTCTGCATCAACTGCTACTAAACTCACTAATACACGTACCATTTGGGGGCAAAGCTTTAATGGTACTGCAAATGTGAGTGGTAGTCTTACTGATGTAGCTTCAATCACAGCTTCGGGGAATATAACGGCTGCGGGTGCAATTACAGCCAAGTCTTCCTCTTCTGATATAAGATTGAAGAAAAATATCAAACAATACAATGCTTTGGATATTATTCACAAGTTAAAGTCAGTGAAGTATTACTGGAATGATACCGCAAAAGCAAACTCTCCAATCTTTAATGACAATGAGGAGCATTACGGACTTATTGCACAAGACTTGCTAATAAATGGATATAGCCAATGGGTAAGTAACTGTTTTAAAGATTATTATGTAATACAATACGAACGTTTAATACCCGTATTATGGCGAGGTATTCAGCAAGTAGATAATGAGGTAGCTACCCTCAAAAAGAAGATAGCTACCTTAGAAAAAGAACTTAGTTCTGTAAAGAGGCAACTAAGCCTTTAAGCCTATTAATCTCTGATTTAGCATGTTCCAATTCCTTTCTCATTCGTTCTTGCTCTGATTCAACAAGACGGATAGAAAGGATATTGGCTTGCACAGAACCAATGATTGTTGCGATAAGGTCGGGAGATAAATAATTCAAGCTACCATATCCATATTCATCCTTTTCGTGACAGAAATTTGTGATACCAGCTTTCACCGCATTTTGATATACAAGTCCGGTATGACGTTTATTGTCTATCCTATCTTGGTATAAATCCAATGCTTTTTTGTTATAATTATAGTCATAAACTCTGCCAAGTTTTAGTAGTCTTTCTCGGTAATCTATAAGCCCATCGTAATTCTCTTTTAATCTAAAGTCAGAAGTAGCTTTAGCAGTGATTGCAGCCGTAGCAGTAATACTTCCAGTAAAATTCCATGTGGTACCATCATATTGCATAACATACGATTTATTTGTAGAGATTGTCGGATTAGCAGTACCTCTCCACCAAAACCAAGACCCGTTTGAATGACAGCCAAGTCCCATTGTATAATTACCTCCAACGATTTCAATACTATCATTGGTCGTATTTGAGAACCTTGCTCCTACATAAAAAGAATTAGCGCCACTTGCAGATATTCCCGTGCTATTTATCAAACCATGCAGGGTACAATCTCCAAATTCCATATTTGTCCAAGATGAACTGCTTCCTGCAAGCCAATACCATTTTTTAGGAACAGACCTACCGCCATAACTTGCACCTCTATAATTAACATAAAAATCAGTGTCTCCAGCTATAATAATCTCATTTCCACCGCTTGAAAGTTCCAAATAAGAACCATTTTGGGTTATACCAGATGGATTCATATAAAGACCAGAATTAGCATAGACCCAAGATTGAATATACGCATCTATAAATCTATTGCTACTTGAACCTATTCTGTAATTATTATTGCTTAACGGAAAGATATTACCAGAATACATTCCACCATTAAAAGTTGCAGTTTCACCAAAAGTACTTGTAGAACTTATGTTAAGTCTATATGATATAATATCACTACAATATAATGTTGAAAAAGACCTTAAGGAAAGATTATAGCATGAGTATGCTCGATTCTTTATATTATTTATTACTGGTGCTGAATAGCTATAGGTACTACTCGTCCAAGAATATCCATTGCTGTTTATTATAGCTTCTATATTATCGTTGTTGTTATAATAATAGATAGCTCCTCCTCTTAAATATACAATTTCTACACTTGCCATCGTATTCTGTTCAATACCACCGCAAGGAGATTTATCACAATAGTTATAATTATCAGCGTATATAATTCTTTGAGTGTATTGGCTTCCCCATCCATTTGCAGTAGTGTCCCATTCAATAGCAGCAGCAAAACCGTTTGTATGTGTAGCCCAAGTAGGTTTATTACCATCTAAACAGTTCCAAATTTTAATTCTAATAAATGATTTCCTTTGTACTAATTGAAAAGATATAGGATAATATTTGTTAGCATCTAAACTTTTTAAATCAATAGTTTTAGTATAGCTGTTTAATTGCTTCATAAAAAATCTTATCCCAGCTTTTCTATAATAATTATCCCCATCATCTGTAGTTATAATTTGAGTAAAATCATGGTTTTCATTTTTTGCTGTATCTGAGTTAATATAATTTACACTAATATATTTATCTTGACTTCTTCTTACATACGTATTTGCAATTGATTTCTCAGAGCCATGAAAGCCATCCAACAAATCCGCATTCAAATTCGTGCACGTAGTAGTAGATACACACTGAAACGGCTGTGTGCCAGTAGGTATATGTGACTGGAAATATTTCCCATGTAAACTTGCATCATTTTGCCCAAAATGATATTCAGTAGGTCTTGGTCTATTATCTTTTGAATTATATCCAAAGTAGATATTACTACTAGCTGTATATGTACCTCCAAAGTTAATCTCATTGGATGTAGTAGAATATACTATAAGACCAGATGTACCAAATCTATCGTGCATATAGTCTTTGTAATTGGAGCTATTAAGTATCTTTGCCCAAGAACTCCAAGAAGTAGTATGTCCGTGACGAGTATATAAATCTTCATTAGTTGAAGCTATTTCCCAAGCTTGACCTCCACTTGAATCTGCCCATCCTCTCCATCCCCATACAGTTGCATAAGCTCCACTATCTGAAAGACCAATAGTAGTTAAATTCTTAATGCCTCTCATAATAAATAAACTATCATAGTCATTAGGCACTTGATTTACGCTTCTTGCATCAGACCATCCAGTGAATTGGTATGGTTTAAGACTTCCGGAATGCCATACATTATAATTAACCCCTGCATATCTGTATATTATAGCTTCTCTTAAATTATCAGCTAATCCTAAACATAATGTAGGATGGCTATCAAGTTTATCATTGTATAGGTAAGCTCCAAAAGTCGCATAATATCCTACTTCAACTGTAGGTGTTGTACCACTTACAAATTGAATATAAGTTCCAGATGCATTACTTGATTTAATGGTAGCTACTGTTGCAGAAGCTGAAGTATCTGCAACAGTTAGTGTTCCCGTCAATGTTCCACCAGAAAGTTTCAGATATTTACTATCTAAGGCAGAGGCGTAGTTTCCTTCGTGCAGAACTTTATACCAAGTTCTGAAAGAACTAAGGTTTGTATCAAATTGGTAGCCAGATATTTGGTGCTTTCAAAAAAACACCTTATTTTTGCACATAACAAATTGATATGAATATGAAGTTTAGAGATTACATTGACCTTGCAGAAAAGTATGAGGTAGAGAGTTTTATCAAGTCTGACCCTATACAATTCCCACGAAGATTTAAGGATAGAAAAGACATCGAAGTAGCGGCAGTCATAGCAGCTTGGCTTGCTTATGGCAGGCGTTCAGTATTCATTCCCAAAATAGATTATATTCTTACAGAGATAATGGGGAATAAGCCTTTTCAATATATATATGGCGTGGAATGGAATAAATACAAGGATAATTATACGAGCTTATATCGTATGACTTCTTGGCATTGCTTTGCTTCCCTTTGTGATAAACTTCATTCCATTTATATGAAGTACCCTAATCTTGAAGACGCTCTTGGACGTGTTACTTATTCTCAGAAATGCACATACTATTGCCAAGGATTATGTCATTTATTGCATGGTGAAACAATGATACCCAGCCCAAACAGTAATTGTGCAAATAAAAGAGTAAATATGCTGCTTAGATGGATGATAAGGAAAGATAGTGTAGTTGACATTGGATTATGGAAAACTCTTTCTCCTTCCCGGCTTCTTGTTCCTTGTGATACGCATTCTTTGCAGTCGGCAGTCGAATTTGGGATTATCCCCAAAGTAGATGAATCAAAAAAAACTTGTATAAAAGTGACTGAATTTGCAAAAAAAGTATTTCCTTCTGACCCTGCAAGGTTGGATTTTAGTTTGTATGGCTATGGAGTTCAGAAATCAGAGAAATAAAGGTTATGTCAAGAACACTACGAAAGGATTAGCTGGCTGGCTGAATGTAGAAGGTGTTCACTTTGATGTAAATGCTACTTTTTGGAAAGATGATAATGGAAAACCATTTATATGTGTGCAAAGAGCCATAGAGAAGGTGTTTGATGAAAAGACTTGTACATTCAATGACATTAAACCTCGACCATTTATAGAATGCAATGCTTTTTATACGGGAAAACCTTTTCCAAACGTTTCATATAAGGGATATTTTTACCTTGCATCCTTTCGGTTTGAACTACTTGCAAGCTGGGAAACAAAAGAGATGAAATCCTTATATATGATTGTAAGCAGAACTACTGAACAACCCTTGATAAAGAGAATTAACCAAATAATGAAAGAGAAAAACCATGAATTGCCAAAAACTTAAAAACGATTTTATCAATATGAAAGACAAGACACTCAAAGAAGTGTGTGACATTCTTAGGAAATATGATATGAATTGGGAAATTTCATTGTCATATTTTGTTGCCAGCCTATTCGGTGTAGATAGGGCTGATATGCTTTCTAAAGACAGAAGTAAAGATATAGTTTATGCAAGATGGTTCTATTGGTATGTATTAAGAGAAGTCTGTAAAAAAGACTATGAAACAATAGCACAAGAAGTATCTATTGATGATGCTATATTTGTTACAAGTAGTATATACCAAGGAATATCAAACATGCAGGAACTTATATCATCCAACAGCTTTTACCGAGATAAATGGATGATAGTTAAAAGTATGGTAAACTTGAAGAAGCCTACTTGAATTTTCAAATGCAAAGTTGTGGTGGGTTATTTGCCCACCATTTCTTTTTCCTTCGACAAGATATTCTCTATATTCTCCTCAGTAAATCCAAAGATAGCTGCGAAGCGTTTAAACTCGTCCATGCGTGACTTAGGTATCATTCTATACATGGAATTAATCGGTTTCTCACTTTTCATGGCTTTCATTGCCTTCAAAATCTCTTTTCTTTTCATTTCTTTTATTTTTACAACAGTCACAATCACATAAGAAAATCTTAGCTATGTCCCATGTTCTATCTACCAAATCTTGACCTAAATACTGTACTTCTTCCCCTTCTAATGGAATACCGTAGAATTGGCAGATATGAACGGCACAATGTCCTAATTCATGGTGATATGATTTAAGAAACTCTTTTTCAGAGTTGGTTATACTAATTACAATGACAGATGTCCTACTGATGTAGTCACTGAATGTAAGCCCAGTATTTATGCTGCAAGAGGACAAGTTGTCATAAGCAATATCATAACTTTTACTGCCACATTTTAACTTATCCATTGCATCCAAGACTTCATCCAAATAATCACAACTGTAGTCCAAGAACAGCAATATATGCCAATCATATTTTTCGATATAAAGCTCTTGTCGTTTCATAAAAGGAATATTTAGAGCATATCCTTCCAATTAATTACTTTTCCCATGCCCATCATGTCTGCGAAGAAATGACGGAAAGCTTTCTCCGTTGTAGGGTAATCCGGGTCGTCAATATAATCGCGAATGAATGTTGCATGGTATTGTTCGTTGGGAATGCTTTTGCCCAAATAATCAGCTTTTGCCATATTCGCAACATACACACTATTATAGCCATTATCCTTTTCAAGAGTAATGTTATACTTTTTAAGCATGGCTGTAACTTGGTCTTTAGTAATAGGAGTTATCTTACCCTCTTTAGTCTTCATCATTGAAACTGCCCAATCACACATTTTTTCACTGAAATTAAAGCCATAGTTTTGAAGATACGTCCGCATTTCTTCTGGTATATTGTCATATACATCAAATGAAGTATTTCCCATTTTACTGAATATTTATTTGTTAAACAAAAGGGGAGAATAATCTCCTCCCCTCTACTACATTATCAACGACGGCGACGGCGACCTCTACGCTCGCTCATACGGTCTTCCCGGTCATAATCACGGTCGTAGTCTCTATCGTACTCGCGTCCGTAATCTTCACGACGTTCACCCATTTCTTCCATTTCGTCCAAAAGGGTTTCAAAGTCTTCCTTCAAGCACTTCATGCTCTCTTTGAAGTTATCGTAGGCATCTTTGACACCACCACGACCTCTTTGAGAAATTTCTATCATTCCCATACTATTTACGTTTTAGATGTTGTTTTACTGTTTCTGTTAGAACTATTCAGTTCTTGAAGCAGGGACTTGATATCATTCAAATCACCCTTTACGAAGTCCAAATAAAAAGCCGTAATGTATTGGAACACTACGGCTTACACGAATAACTAATTTATGAAGTAAAAAAACTAAAAGTGGTTGCGTCGGGCATATTCTGCAATTAGAATGCCATCTCTATCTGGGTGTTTAATATTATCAAACTGTGGAAACAAGCGGTTTCCTATATCCAAAGAAGCCTTTTTAAGCTCTTCCCCACTACAGCCTTTGGGAAGAAGTGCTTTTTGCCATTCCTTAGAATCTACAAACATGTGGCGAATACCCATTACTTCAATCATAATAAGCTCTGCCTCATGGCAACGTAACGCTGATGCAGTAGATGCAAAGCGGCTTGGATTTACAAGAGGACGCTCCATCAGAAGCGTAATGTCATTCTTGTTGTATTTGGAAAAAAGTTCCATGAATTTGCTGTAATCCAACCGGGACACTTCTTTCTTTGCCTTTGTATAATCTTGCACCTTCTTGACGGGTGTCTTGCAAAAAAAAGATTCAATATCATCTCCGACAATACCGATGCTGCCGGAAACACCATTATCTAAACCAACGTAAATTCTGCCCATATCATTTCGCTTTAAATTTCCACAAAGATACAAACTTTTTTAAAACTTCAAAAGAAAAAGCCCCGGATTAACCGAGGCTTCCCCAAATGATATGAAGTTGGTCGCAACACGCACGTCACGTATTACTGTGCAAATATAAGCATATTACTTCTTGCTACCAACGTTTTCATCAACTATTTTAGCATCATCAAACATTGCTGCTACCTTTGATGCTTTATCCTTGTCAATCAAAGGCTCGTCACCAACATTATCTACATAATCCGGTGTATCTTCACTGCGGAATACAGCTTGGTCGTCACGGATAGCTTTCTGCATCTCAACGGAAAGAGGAGCATTGCGAGATAAGTTCAGCTTAATAACCGTCTTCCTACTCATTTCGTAAAAATCTGTTACCCATTTGGAACTGTCACGTACATTGGCATACTGGCTTTTGTACGTCTGTGAATAGCGAAGCCCGTGAGCTTTCAGTTCCTCTACTGACATATATAATGTGCTTTCATATCCGTTCAAAAGCTGGAAGTAAGAAACGAATCCGATAATAGAAAGTTCATTTCGCTTCTTATCGTCTTGTTCAAAATTAAAATCTATCTGACCCGTCAATCGGTTGCGGTTTATAAGCTCTCCTTCTCGTACATCTGTACAATTAATGCACTTGAACTGACCGCTTCGCAATGCCAACTGCACATAAGCCTTATACCCAATCTGAAATTGCGCTTCCGTAATACCTAACTTATTGTTCTTGTAAGGTATCAGATAAGCACAACCGAAAGATGGGTCAAGCGGCAAATCGGATGCAGTAGCACGAATAGCACCATACATAAGCGTTGCCGGCTCACATTCCTGCAATTTTGCATTGTTAGCTACTAAAGATACCAAATTGCTTACAAAAGCATCCTTTTTATCACTCAATACCTTTTTCAAATACTCTTGGGTTGCATTGTGGGATATGTAGCTATTCAGCCTTTGCAATCCCGTTACTCTCGTTTCGCTCATTTTCTTTTAAAATTAATTGATATTGTTCTTCTGTAAATTCCTTCCAGTCTAAAATTATAACCCTATACCCAACTTCCTTCTCGATAAGATTACGGTAATACTCCACATTGAAAAAATCATCTTCTTTAGGCAGAAACAAAGAAGCTTGACCTCTACTGTGATAATATACAATGTACCAATAAGAAGTGGCAGGAGCATCAATGCATGAATATACTACACTGCCAATATAGCCTAAAAAGAGAATACCTAAAACTATCCATACTAATATATTACTGATGGAGTAAAGCCAATGACCTACAAAAAGTAAACCAATTATAGACAATATAATGCAGACAAGAGAAAGTATCTCTTTTCCCACAGCCTTTATAATCTTACTTTTCATCCTTCACCTCCTTAGGCTTAATCAGTACATATCCTTTCTTCTTGACCGCCCTCTGATATTTAGCCGCCAGTTCTGGATGCTCAGCCGTAAAACGTACCTTGTCGAATTGAATAGATACGCTTTCGTCCACTCTGCTAATAGTGAAATAGGGGGTCTTTACACTCTTGATTTCATTCTTGCACAAGAAATCATAGAAACGGGATTTAAATTCCTCTATGCTGTCCTGCTTCTCCTTTATTGAAACAAGGATATTGTTTACTTGCTTCATCTGTTCTTGAACCTCGGCAGGCAAATAATCCCAATCTATTTCCTCACGTTTGTATTCAGTCATTTCGGACACGTACTGGGCGGCAATATCCATGCCAGAGGAAATATCAAATACTGGCTTCTTGAATATCACTTTCTTTCTGCTTATCTTATCGGGGTCAAAGGCAAACTGTAGCTGAAATTCGTCCTCAAACATAACAGAAGCATCATAGTGGCAAAGTTCAAGCTTGAAATCAGCACCTAACTGCTCTGCCAATTCCTTACCAAGCACATACTCAACATAAAGTTGTTCCTTATAATCTTTATAAGTCTGCTCGATGTCAGTAGTAGTAGCCTTACATTCGACCCATAAGAGCAATGGCTTATCCCTACTCTCGTCAAAAAGAGAGAAATCAATATGCACGAGCAAACCAAGTCCTTCACGCCCGTATTTCTGACTTCTAAAGCATTTATTGCTCTCCCAACGCTCATCTACTTGCACCAAGCTGTCATAAATCATATTTTCTATGAAATCACCGTACTGCATGGCAATATTAGTAATGTTTGGTCTTTCATACAGACCTTTGGCAATGGCAAGACGCTCTACTTGTGCTCTTTGAACACAACCGTTCTTGGCTATAGCGGCAAGAATACGGGCATCTGACCCACCGAGATTCCCAACTCTGGACGATATAATTTCGTCCTTGTAACCATAATTGTTCTCCATATCACTTCATTTTGTTAATAAATTGCATAATATCTTCCCTACTTACGTGACCTCTGCCTTTAGGCTGCAACAGCATATCCGCAAAGAGGTCTGCAACAACATTGTTGATGAAATCGTGAAGTGTACGCTTAGTCACGCACTCCTCCGATTCAGACATCTCAATCTTAGACTTGATTTCTTTAAGAATTTCATTGTTCTCTTCCAGCAAAGCTAAAATTCTATCAATCTTCTCTTCCATTCTCCCATCGGTTAAAATGCTCCAATGCCCTGCTAAGTGTCTGACAACAAAAAGCACTGACACCAAAATCGTTAGCTGTGGGATATAGAACTCTTGCCTCGTAATGAACTGTCTGACCGTTAAGAACTACATCAGTGTCGCTACATTCCCTACGTCTGAATACTTCATACCAACGTACACTCGGATTCTCAATAATCTCAACCATGTAAATGTACGCATTGTTACCTTTGTTAATCTGCTGGAAACGGAAAGGCTTCATACTGCCCTTACCGTTAAATTTTAATTCCAACTCCCTCATAATAATATATGTTCAATTTTATCATTACAGTTATGTTCTAATAATATTTTAGTAAATATATCAGTGGCTTGTTCTAATGTTTCAATTTTAACTCCTTCATTAGTATAGCAAAATAAATCATTAGAATTTACATATATATATTTATGTAATAACTTATGAGCTTTTCTTGATAAAATAAAAACAGACTTCATTAAATTATAATTCCAATGATGGGCTTCCTTATCTTTCATATCATATCCTAAATTCTTTAATCTACGATTAATATTTCGATAAGTTACATTTTTATGATAAAACTTAATATATTTACCTTTATAATTAAGTCTTTTATATTTCTCTCTTCCTCTAAGCCTTTCCTTTTCTACCCATTCATCATCTATAGATTTTACATTGTATCGTCTAATAGAATCTTTTTTTGTACACTCCTTACATTTATTTAAATGACCGTCAGCCATTTGAGAATGCTTATAAAAATCGGATAGTGGCTTTATTTTATTGCATTTAAAGCATTTCTTTTCTTTTTCTTCCATAATTAAAAGGGTAATCCATCTGGGTCATTTGGGGAAGGCTGATTAAAGGCTTGTACTGCTACTTGTTGAGCTTGCTTAATCTGCTGCTGTACGGCTGGGGCTGGCTGCTGCCCAGTAGTAGAAGCTTCCTTCTTTCCACGTTTTATCAAAACATGAGCATTGTTGGCAATGATACTCCAATATTTCACCTTTGTATCTTGGTTTATAGTAGAACGCATCATACCCGATACCCAAATACGACTACCTTTCTTAGCATATTGGCATATCTCCTCAGCATCCGCACCAAACAATGTAACATCGAAAAACTCTGGAATCCATTCCACATTAGGAGCTTTGCCTTTAGGATAGCTTGCGCATACTGTAATAAATGCAAAACTTTGACCGTTCTTACTTGTCTTCAATTCCGGGTCTTTAGTAAGATTTCCCTCTACTTCAATTCTATTTACGTCCATTTTCTTTATATTTTAAATACGATTGTTTAATTAACTCATACCATTTTTCTTGCCTCTTTGTAAATGGTGAAAAGGAATGGTTTAACCATCTACAAATATAATAACATTTATCATCTGAATAATCCTTATTATCTGATGTTATTATCCAGTCAATATCTAATGAGCCTTTTTCTCTTGCTTTATAAAAGCATCAATCAAGCTGGGATGCTCTATCAAATACTGAGCATTGGAATTTAAGTTGGCTTTAGGACAAACAATACAACCAACTCTTTTAGACCCATTCAAATATTCGGGATTAACTGGCAAGTTATGTTTGTTTATGTACGACCAAACATCATTGTCACTCCAATCTATAATAGGCTTTAACTGAATAATACCAGCCGTACCCGTTGATTGACAATGCTCCTCAAAATAATCATCCACTAATGCCTTATTCTTTTTAAGAAAAGTCTTATTCTTAGCTTCAAAAGTTGTCCTTTTAGACCTTGAAGCACTTTCAGCTTTTCTAACACCTACAATACTACATTCATCTACATATTTAGGATTATGCTTATAATCATTGCAACAATAAGCCATTTGAACAGTCGGCAAAAGTCCACCATGATTTCTCCATATATTTTCAATAAAACCAAACTTATGGTTTCTTCGCCAAATCACATCGGGATATTTTTCTCTAATAAATTTTAAAGTAGTGGAGCTTTCCAATGTGTGATTAAAGAATGCTCTAAAATTTATTCCGGAACGAAGACATAAGTCATAAACGACTTGACTGTCCTTGCCTCCCGAAAATCCCAATCTAACTTCAAATCCTAATGTTTCGGCTATTTTAGCGAATTTCTGAATGCGAAGTATTGCAGTTTGTTCTATTTCATCTGCAAAAAGATTATCCATTAATTCAAATTTATGTCAGTTTCAAACTTCTTTTCCAAATCATCTTCACTCATAGATATTTCACGAAGTGTATTCAAACATGCCAGAATATCCTTCTTCATAGATATGGCACAGTCAAAGTCCTCTTCATACCCATCTTTAACTGCTTGTGGGTACATCTCAAACACAGACTTTAACTCTGAGGTCTGATATTCTATCAAGTCCTCCAAATCATAGTGTAGAACCAATTTAGCTACTTCTTTCATTTTTACATTTTTTATACTATAACAAAAAGTTATAATGGTTAGTTATTCTTGTCTTAACAATGCCTTAGCAATAATATCCGGGTCAATCAGCTTTTTCCCTAATTCCCGAATAGCCTTGTTGCACGCATCAGTATTCAAATCCACATCGGGAACTAAAGCCTTCATAAGCTCATTCATTAGCTGTGACATCTTATTCAAGTCTAAATGGGCAAATTTAAGCCTCTTGAACGAAGGGTCTTTGGCAATCATCTCCTGCCTGCGGTACTTCAACTGGCAACAACTATAATCACACATAGTCCTTGCCATTTCCAGCCAACTGAAAAGCTCCGAATCCTCGACACAAGCCTTGTTATACTCACTTTTAATAGAATTAAACAGAGCATCGATTTCATCTTGAATAGCGTCCATGAAAATATCATTGGAATCGGCAAACTTAGCGGAAGAATCAGCCATCATAGCATTTATTACCTTCTCATATCTACTTCTTTCAAGCTCAACCTTATTCGCCAACTGCTTTACACGAAAGCGGTAAAAGGGACTTTTCCTTAACCTAAACAGTGCAAATATCACTGTAGCACAAGCAAGGTCGTTAGTAGCCATAATATTATAGCTGACAGTGGATATTAGTGCTTCCCGTTCGGAAACAACTACATGTGTATCTTCATATTCATTCATATCACTTGTTTCTTATCTGTATGTAGCCACGCTCCTCGGCAACCTTCAAATCCGGAAGGTCAATCTCCTTAACATCAACGGGTGTTTCACCATTAATGCTGATATAATCAGAGAATCCGAAGCGTTTGACAATACGGTCATACATTCTTGGTGAACCATCGGAAGGCTTGTGCATAGCCTCCTTAGTCCAGTAAATAGTCAACTTCATTTCTTTTTAACGTATTTCGCCATATATTTGGTCGGAAACAGCTTCATATCAAACAGCCATTTGATAATCAGAATGACCGTTTCGCCAAAGCTGTCTACCGGATTGTGAAAGGAGATTAAAGTCTTCTCCCCATGCTTGGTCTTACGGGTATAGGACAGATTACACACGTATGTCCCCTTACTTATGGTAAATGAGTATGTATAACCATCATCATCCACAATAAAGCCGGGAATCATGTCTATCAGACGCATCATACTCCAAAGAGGTATGTCGCGTTCCTCGTCGTGCAAGGTCAAATCTGCCGTCCGAGGGTCAATACCCAAGCCAAGCAACAACTTGGACTGCATGACGGTAGTAGAGTTTGTATTGAACATGTTCATAATCTCATTCTTTAATTAGTTTCATCCATTTATCTGAATCACACTCGTAAAAAAGATTGCATCCACGATAGCTTTTCCGAATACCCAAGCAGACACGAATAATAATCGACTTGGTAATTCCCAGCCTGCGAGCCATCTCCGTAGCGGAAGGATAGTGACCCACAATACGACCGTCCTTAATGACTATTACAGCCTTCTGAAAATGAGGCATCTTGGTAGAACCGTCAGCTATCCTCTTTTTCATAATCTCCGACAGCTTCTTCTTAGTTTCCTCGGAACAAGGTCGCCCTCCAAATCTCAATCTGTGACCCTTGTTGAACTGCCCCTTGCAATTCCGGTCACGGTAAATAGGTTCTAAATATAACTCCATATCATTCTCTTAAATAGTCTTCAACATCAATACGACCCTTCTTGCACTCCGAACCGGAAACAATCAAGCTATCCAAAAAGGTTTCGCCATCGTCAAAGTGAAACGTCACAGATACGTCCCCGACCTCTATGTTGTCACTCGTATTGTCGTTACCGTATATAGCCTCTTGGCAAGATTCAATGTAGCGAAGGCACTGGTGAAGGTCTATAGCTTGTTTAAAACTCAAATTCATAACTATTTTTTTCATTATTTCCAAAATCTTATCTCTAAACCCACTTCCAGCTTTTTCTAAAGTAGCACGGAACTTAACCATATCCTCCTCGGTAGGGGAAAGTAAATAGTCCTCCTTGAAATCGGATTTCTCAATGATTTGTATTCCATCAGCCTCTATATCTATCAAGCAAACTCTATCATCCGTGAAAAAGCCTACATAGGACAAGTCTTTGGTTATAAACAGACCCCATCCATCAAACAGTTTTCTTTCCATCATCCAAACATCATTTTAACCAACAATCCAGTATAAGCACTCGCAAACAACGCCATTTCCAGCCAGAACAGCCACTTCTTCTTAAGCAGCATGACAATGCCAAACGCAAAGAAGAAAACACAAGGGACATACCACATACCGGAAAACAGCAGCCACAAGGTAGTACCCAGTCCTGCTACTATAGTCCCACCGAAGTGAACCTTCCTCTGAAACTCCTCCTTGAACAAAGGCGCTGTACCGACAAACATCAGACCGCCACAAGCCAAGAAAGAAAGAAACTGAACACTGTCAGAAGACAATTCAAGCCATACGGGAACAAGAAGCATAGGACAGAGAACCATAGCAAGCTGAAACAGCCAAGAAGGACGGTGTTTATCCTTCAAAATATAGTAGGTATCTGAAAGCGATGCAGGCAGTCCGCATACCTTCAAAGCATAACCAATGTATGCTACAAGTGTTAATAAAGATAACAGATATAAATATGTCATTTGTTAACGATTTTAATATTATCTCAATGCAAATATAGGAAAAATTTCTCTAAAATGTAAACTTTTATTGCTGTTTTATAACATTGTACTGCAAACTTTTACCAATATTGTCGGGATTGAACTTGTGGAAAGGCACAATGAAGGGGAATTTATTCTTAGCAAAGCCATAAGTACCTATCTTCCAGTTAGCAAGAACCGAAACTGGCTCGTCACTACAGTAAAAAACATAGGAATTGTCAGTTAACTCATAAGAAATGGGACACAACGTATTGCTTTCTGCATTATACATGAATCCACGGGAAAGCCAATGCTCAAACGCAACCTCTTCACGAACACGATACATCCCCTTGTCGGAATAGCAATGAGCAATCTTACCATCACTATCCAAGTAGCTGAACACAACCGTGAAAATACCCGAAACATCTGTAAAAGCATCCACAAAGTAGTAAGTGGGAACACCACCATCGTACTTAGCCACAATGTCACCACAGAAAAACTTATTCTTCTCGCGGAGAAAGTCTGAAATAGAACGAATAGTACAGCAATTAGCACCTATGACATAAGAACCCTCAACCCAATAAGAACGCCATTCGTCACCTTTGTCCACAACATAAAGCTCATGGTGGGATTTCCCGTCAACAAATACCCGCCTCGCATCACAAATCACATGGTCGCAATCGTTCACAAAGATGTGGGAAGAACCTAACGACAAATCCGAATATTCACAAACAATATCATTAGCATCTAAACAATGCAAAACAAGCTTATTATCCGAACTAACACCAGATATAGCATACTTGCGACCGTTAACCAACAAGGAATAACCATTCAACCACTTGCCAGCAACAACGTTGAAATGCTCACTACGCTTCATAAATAAAATCTCCTTTCATATCATTCAAGTTTTTAGTTAAACAACACCGCAAATGTACTAACTAAATTCTGAAATCCAAATTATAGAAGCGAAAATTTTAATTTTATTTCGGGTGGACGATAAAATACTTAGGTTCGTGGGTAAAATACGCAAATAAACGTTGCATAAATACAAATCAAGCATACTACCAGCCAAACCAACATACAAGGGTTCTAAAAAACCCGATTTCGGGGGAATTAAAATCATCAGTAGGCAAATACACTACAACCACGGACAATACTTCCCAAAGTCGGAATCACGACAACGGCTGAATATCAGACACTTACAACATTTATCCCCAATACGGCAATTTACATAGCGGCTGATAATCAATTGTTTAGCCACGGACCAACCACACACTGCGTTTCACAGCGTACCGTGAATATCAACAACTTGCGATTTTTTTTTTTTTTTTTTCGGAAGTAGGCTATGTGTACCCCACCGTTTCCGGCTACGGTTTACCCCCCCCCCACACCCCTATGAAGGATTCTTTGCCCGTCTTGCTTGTTTGCAGGGGCACTGAGAAACGAACGAAGCACGGAGAAAGCATTGCATACCCGGAACAATTACGGAGGCTTAAACTAGCTGAATATTTAAACCAAACATCCGTTTAAGACAAATATTGCAATGCAGCTTTCGCCTTGTATGCGCGTGCGTGCGTACTCATGCGCGATTATTTAAACAATTAGGCTTTATATAATTCAATTCAATTCAGATATAATTCAGATATAATTCAATATAATACAAATTCAGATATAATTCAATATAATTCAATTCAGATATAATTCAATATAACACAAATTATAACACAAATCAGATATAACACATAAAAACAATAATATACAATACAATATGCCATAGATATAATTATATATATATACTAAATAATATATTATTATAATTATATTATATATATAATATTAATATAGATATTATTAATTAATATACTTTAGAATAATGTTTAAAAACTTGTTTTTAAACGAATGGTTATTATCGCTGCCAATGTGCGAAGCACTATATATATAATTAATATATATAATATATTATCCGTGTGTGTATGTGTGTGTGTTTGCATTATGGCTGGAAAGACGGAAAGTTAAGAACTGGAAAGTAGAGCTTTTTTGTTTTTAGTAGTTACTTGTTTTCTTAATGCTGTTATTTTCCTTCATTATCGGCTGTTTTATGTAAATATTTATATAATTACGCACTTTATTTGTAAATGATAGTTAAAATACTATAGTTGGATATATTTTTAACGTTCAATTAACATATATATCAAAATAAAGCCGTATATTTGTAATGTCAAAAGGGAACAAAGGAGTTCAACGAAGACAAAGCGATATTTGAAAGGCTTACATACTGAAAAGGCGTTGACGCATGAATAGTTGTAATAGATAACATTACATGCGACGGTAGGCGCTGTGAGATATTAATATAGTGTCAAGCAAGTGCAATAAACGTAATTGCAGCAAGTATATAGGATGTCGTTACCTATACACTACTTGGCTATATGAACGATATGAAGAAGGAACGGGAAATAGGATATAAGCCTATGGATATAGGGCTATGATATATAGCTGTTATTTGATAGCCACCCGATTTTCCCGTACTTCGCTGTAATGCAGCCTTAAGACGGTTACAAGCCCGTGGAAATGCAGAGTACAGAAAATTGAAAATCAATCACTTAAAAATATAGAATTATGAAAACTTACGATTATCTGGAGAACGTGAAAGAAGACGTTAGAAACTACATTGAAGAAAATAAAATCGTAGTAACAAGCAGCAACCGCGAAGAAGTGGAGCAAGAATTGAACGATACGTTGTTTGTAAATGATAGCGTAACTGGAAACGCTTCTGGCTCATACACATTTTCAACGAGGCAAGCAGAAAGTAAGAAAGCTATACAAGCACTGGAAGAATTAACGGGTGATGTTTGGGTTAATCCATATAAGGAAAGCGAAGAACGCCATAGATTTGTTTTAAGCGATGAAGAACGCGAAGAAATGGAGGGGAAAATATTATCTGGATATTATACGGAAAGTGCGATACAAGAACGTAAAGAAGCTGAAAGAATCGCCAAAATAGAGAAAAGAAAAAACGAAGTGATTAAAACCTTTGAAAAAAGAATAAACAAAGCAACAAAAGAAAAAGATGTAAAATTAGCTATATTAGGGGCTGGATTATTATCAGATAATTATATCTACTATGTTGAAGGTAATAATGTAGTTTTCAATTATTATAGCTATCACGACAAAGTAACAGAAGAAGAATATAATAACATGCTTAAAAATATAGACTATTCTCTATTGCCGGAAGGAATTAAATTTGAATTCAAATAATAATAATAGAACTATGAGTATAACAGATTTTTATAACGGACGCTTTGTTAGCGGTAAAATATTAAAGCGTGATTATCGCATTATATGGCAACGAATTGTAATAGCTACAGCCGCTTTGTGTGGAATGTTCATTTTTATGATGGCTATTCAGTTAATGTGTTGGTTATCTAATTTGTGTAACTACGTTTTTAGGTAATAGCATGAAGTTAATAACGAAATTTAAGCCCGAACTAAAAGAGTTTATAAGCCTGCAAGGGTTGAATATCAATGATACAATGAAGGCAGTGAGAAACGGAAATCTGTTTATTTATAAGGCAGAAACAAAGCGCGAAATATTGTATCATGGTATTACTAATTTAAAGCACCCGTATATATTATCAGAGCATAAGCTTCCATTATAACAAAAAGTTATAACTGTTTTGGTAATATATATAATATATATAATATAACAATAAAGTAGTGTATGAAAACTTATAAAAAATTTGAAGAAGACTTTGAGAAGGCAAAAGCAAACATGGAACTTCTGGAAAACATTGTGTCTGTAGGCATTCCAAAGAAACAAGCGGTTTACTTTAATAGCATATCAGTAGATAGTAAGTACAGCATGGGACAAAGAACGTATCTATACGTAGGTGATAAATTGGTGCATTGCAATGATGAAAGAAAGTTTTATGTAGGGCACAACAAATTTATTGAAACACACGGAAAAATAGTTGTCCGCTTCAACAAAGGAGAATTTAAAAAGTATATGGCTATGTGCGAAGAAATGTATAAAGCCCTTGTAATAGAGGCGAACGCATCTAAATATATTTCTTTAGTGGATAACATAAAAGACTTTATAAAGCCTAATATTGACCTTAAAAACAGCCAATTTAACAAGAGCAAGGGAATAGGGTGTGTTTACATAGAAAAACAATTTGTATAACTTCTAAATATTAAAAACTATGGCATTAATAATAATTATCGGATTTATTGGCTGTCTGTTGTCTGGTGAACTCATTAAATTAGGCAGATAATGGGAAAGTTCATGCTTCTACTATTGGTGTGGGATATTGTGGCTTTATTTGCCATCATACTACGTCCTAATTTCAAATATAGTAGTGATGTTATCAGTTGGCTTATAGCCGGAATAGCTTTGTCTGTAATAATAATAATCAGTTAGTAATAAGATGGAAAAATATGTTTACTACCTTCGTGTATCAACGAATAAACAAGGGGATAGCGGTTTAGGGTTGTCAGCCCAAGAAAAGACTTGTATAGACTATATTAATAGCAAAGGTGGAATTATTTGTGGTAAGTTTGTAGATGTGGCTTCGGGAAAAGACTGTTCCCGTGTGGAGTTGTGGAAAGCTATAGAGTATTGCAAAGCTAATAGTTGCACCCTTGTAGTGGCTAAATTGGATAGGCTTTCAAGAGATGCCGAGTTCGTTTTTCATGTAGTAAATACGGGCATAGATATATATTTTTGTGACCTTCCAGTAGTAAATACTATGGTATTAGGTATCTTTGCATCCGTTGCACAATACGAACGCGAACTAATTAGCAAACGTACAAAAGATGCGTTGGCAGCAAACAAGGCACGCGGCATATTATCCGGCACAGCTAATAGCAATTATCGAATTGACGAAGAAAGTAAGAAGCAAGCAAGTAGAGCAAGCGCAAGAACGCGAAACAGAAAAGTAGTAGAAAGTGCTGAATTCGCTTGCTTTTGCAGAATCCTACGAAAAGTTATACCTATACTGAATGAAAATTCTACGGATGAAGAACTATTCTTCTTAAACTGGACTAAATACCGTACAAGTTTTGTTCTCACCCAGTATCACAAAGCGGAAATAAAGGAACTCATGCAGGAAGCCAATAGGAACAATAATAAATTGTTTATCGGCATTGATTTTACGAATGCTAATTTTTATCAGTATATTAGTAGCCGGGTACAAGCTACGTTTAACTCAATCTCAAAATACAAAGAATATAATAACCTATAAAAAGCAAAAGTTATGGAAGTAAATAATATCATGGTATATATAGATAATCTGTTACAAGGCAATTCTGACAAGGAATGCGCGGATATTTTAAGGGAAGTGATATCTGAATGCCAAGAACGCATAGAATACTACGAAAACGGAGCATATGCTAATCAATTAAAATAATATGAGAATACTTCAAATTGCCCTAATAACACAAAAGGGTAACGTCTTTAATGTAAAGATGCAGATAGACGAAATTGTCTTTGAGAGTAAAGAAGAAGTAAGGGAAAAGCTTCTTTCTGTATTTGCCAATAGGCAGGATGCTGTAGTAGACGTTGTAATTCATTCCATACAAGACGAATTAGAGCTTTCCGACTACTCCAATGAGCAACTTAAAGCAGAACTAAAAAGAAGGTCAAATATCGCGCGTATGAAAGCTATTAGAGAAAAGCCCAAGTATTATTATTGGGAAGGTACTATAGTTGATATTCTGAAGCGATATAATAAGTTTGCCAATTGGAAATTTAAAATAGATTCCGAAGAACTGGCGGCAAATGAAAATTTTTCGTATCTGAATAAATGGCATGGTTTTGAAATGATAAGCGGTGCTTTCAATATGACAACTGCACCAAAAGTTGGGGATAGGGTCAAATTAAGGTATCGTGTAGTAAAAAGTCATTTTCGTTTCTATAGAGATTCTAAAATCGTATCAGTAATAGAACGGGCTGACTTGTCAAATGAAACAGTAATAGCAGGCAGTGACTTGTAAACTAAAACTATAAAGAGATGAAAGCAATATTAATAGCAACCAAAGAAACAATTGACGTAATAAAGGCTGGGGAATATACCAACATTTACGTAACAGAGGACGGGAAACAGTCGTTCTTAGGTGATGAACTTATTCTTCTTGATGAAGTGAAGGAAGAAGTAAAGGAACGGGATTGGGAAGAGGTTCGGATAAATGCTGCAATAGCGACAATGCAAACACTTTTAAATAATCCACAATATGAGAACAAATCAATAATAGCCATAGCTGACATGAGCGTAAGTATGGCTGATGTATTGGTTAAAAAGCTGAAAGGAGAATAACTATGTAAAAGTTGAGGTATGAAACATATATTGGATTGGTATAATGAAAATACTCCTCAAAATGAGGATGAATACGAAAAAGGATGCTTGACAAGTGCTGCAATAATAGCAATAATCTTCATAGCATTAACAGTAGCAATAATAAATATTTGATTTGAAAATGGAAAAACAACCGATTAGCATACAAGACGTGATACAAGAACTTCGCGACTTGTTCAGAGTTACAAACAGAGGATTTTCAAGTGAAATAGACGGGATATTCTTTATTGACAAAAGGCAATATTCCGCATCCGAGGTACACATGAAGCTTGAAATGTACTTCAATGACAAGTATATAATCAACGGACTTTGTAAGATATATCCGAATTGTGTGACTTATACACGATTTGAGATTAAGAGCATCGACAAGCTGATACCTAACTATAGACTCATGGGAGGTTATACTCCCGAAAAGGAGGGCTGAATTATGGCGAAGAGTATATTTACTCCAATGGAAAAGTTTAATGAGATTTTGGCGGTCTATAAACTTAAATCAAGCAATATTGGAGAGTATGAGGGAAAGCATATCAGAGTATTCCACAATGAGAAGAAGCTGTTTGATTACTACCCATGCCGGATGAAGCTATTTGACTACCATAATTGGCATCAGCTAAGTTATCCTATGCACGGGAACAAGGATTGGGAGAAGGAACTAAGAACAATAATCGAAAAACTGATAAAACAATGAAGAAGTTAGTAATGACATTGATTGGCTTGCTTTCACTGATGGCAAGCATGCAGGCGCAAACAGATTGGAAGAGCCAGCTTAACTATTTGTATGGTACATGGACTGTACAGTATGTACAAGACCACAACGACAATGTAAGTACACCGCCAAACTTGGTGACAATGAAGTTCAACCGGGATATGACTTGTACCATAACCCAAGACGGACATAAGATACAAGGCACATTCAAAGCGGAACAATTCATGCAAGGTGAGTTTGAGTTGTTTACTGGACTTTTTGTACAAGCATATTCTAACAAAAGCAAGAAGACAATACTGTACTTTCAAGTGTACGATATAAACAACAGTAAAGGAGTTATCAGCGTGCCAGAAGTCAAAGAGTATTGGCAGATAAAGAAGAACCTATTTGAGATAGATGATTAATAATTGTTAATAGTTTGACTTGTTTTTTGGAACTTTCAAAAATAACAGCGTTCTTTGCATTGCAATCGGGAGGTAGAATGCTCGGTGATAAACGATATTTAGGATTCAATAGCAATTCAACATATAGCTTACATTGGCACATTCTACCTGCAATCGTGCAGCCTGCCAGTGTATAGCAAATCTAAAAGCACTGGGAGTTTTCTCGGTGCTTTTTGTATTTATTGAAAAACATTCTTATATTTGTGGTGGCGATAGGCTGGAGTAGCTACCAGTTGACAAGTCTCTTTCCCATACCTTCGGACTTCGCCACCATTTCATTTAGAAGGTATATCATTAAACATTGAAGTTATGGAAAGACAAACTAAAGGAATTTGGATTCCAATTGAAATTTGGGAAGATAAAAATCTTTCTTGGAATGAACGTATATTGTTGTTGGAGATAGACAGCTTTACTACCAAGGATAAAGACTGTTTTATTAACAATGAATATATTGCCAATCTTTTGAATGTTAGTGAAACAACAGCAAATAAAATCCTTTCATCATTGATTAAAAAAGGATATGTCATTAAAACAGCATTTGATGGCAGAAGAAGGTATGTCAAATCAGCCTTGCAGTTAAAAACAATTCAGCCTTGCACTTTAGAGCAACCCTGCCTTGCACTTTACGACAACATACTTAATACAAGTAATAATACAATTAAAGAAGATAATATTATCATATTATCTAAGAAAGCGGAAGACAATGCAGAGCATGCCAATGTCAATCCCTTATTAGAATATAATGATGGCGTTAAAAAATGTTCTAAAAAGAGTAATAAGGTTAAATTTGATGTCCGTGCCGACTTGTCCTATGTCAGTGAGGAACTGAAAGATTCTTGGAACATTTGGCTTGACTACAAGGACGAAATCAAGAAGCAGTACAAGACGGAACGAGGTGCAAAGATGATGTATTCCAAGTTAGAAAAGTATTCTGATGGCAATTCAATTCTTGCCAATGCCATTGTTAACGAAGCCATCTGCCATAGCTGGGACGGATTTTATTCTTTATCCGACAAACAGAAAGATTTTTTCTTATCGGATAAAAGCCCTTATAGGAGCGAAAATTCCAATTCTTCCTATATAGCTAAGAGATTGCAGGAGTTGGACGAGAAAATCGAAAAATACAAATGATATAACATTAAATAAAGAGTATTATGAAGCGTAGGGAGTTAAAAATTGGAGATATTATTCAAGTTGGATATAATCAAGTCAGAGTTGTACATGATGAAAAAGTTTCGTGTGACGGTTGCTATTTTAGACCGATTTGCTATAAAGGTTATGAAGCCTTAGTATGGAAACAAGAAAACTTTGGATTTTGTTCTGAAAATGAGAGATTAGACAATATCAATGTTCATTTTGAATTAGTAGAATGATATGGAAGTAAAGAGTGGAAGAATGTTTGAGAAAGAGATACTTCCTTTCATGGAAGAGGAGATTATGAAAAAGCTCCGTACATACAACGTGTACAGTATAAAGGAGTATGAGGACATACGGAAGGCGGTAAGGTATTCAATCAGATTTTGCAAGAAAAATAAAATTGTTCGATATGAAGATAAAAATTTAAACAAAGAAAGGGACAAGAAATGAAAAAGTACAAGGTTTTATTTTGTGATATGGACGGAACGCTGATTGAGACAGTAAGCGGTGAGACGTTCCCGAAGGGTATATGGGATATGAAGTTTAAATTTGATATCCTGGATGCAATAAAGAATTTGAATCCTAAAGTAATCTTTATTGTGACAAATCAAGGAGGGGTAGAAAAAGGGTTGGTGTCGCAATTATCCATTTATGTAAAATGCAAGTACGTGAATGACAGTATAATGGATTATTGCGGTATTGATACACGTTTTAGGTATTGTGAAAGCAATAACAGAAGTAATCCTATGAGAAAGCCGAATACCGGAATGCTTGAAAAACTTTTTGACAACTATAAATCATGGAATGCTGGTTTAAGTGAAAAAGATTGTCTGATGATTGGTGATGCAAGCGGACTTGAAGGGCAGTTTTCGGACAGTGACAAGAAAACTGCCGAGAATTTTGGCATAGACTATATGGATGTCAGCGAGTTCGTAAATGTTTACGGGAAAGGGTGTGATTATGGGATTTAATAGAGGAACAAAGTTAGGCGCAGAAAACAGAAAAGGGCATAGATGGATAAACAACCCCAACAATGCGCATAGAAAGTGTACGAAGTGCGGCTGCATGGTTGACAGAACTTCTTCAAAAGGAGAAAATGTTTATATATATACAGATAGTAAAGGTAATAAATCGGCTGAATGCCCTAATTGTATTTGATTATGGAAGTTAGTTATAAAATATTCAATTCGACAGATTACGATATTCGTTGCGAAGAGCGTGATATGTTTTATCCAAGTATGCCTCTTCCTACTGTAGAAGAGTTTACCTATAAAGGTACTGGAAAGGTGGTAGGGTATATAGATGGAGGCTTTTTTAGGGAAGATAAATTTTTGATAGTAGATAAGGAAACCAAAAAGTTTATCAAAGTGAAGGTAAGTGATTGTGAAATATTAGAATATTGATTATGGAAATAAAGAACGGAATAATAATATATGGAGTGCTGCATGAATTAGTAGAAACAAAACGTAATGATTGCTCGAAATGTTCGTTACGGAATGAATGCTATAGTAGCGACTATTTTATTTGTGATATGTTTGGTGCAGGTAAATATGAACATTTCGTCAATCGTGGCAAAGTAACGGATATTAAGATAGATAAGGAGGAATAAATAATGCACCAGTGTAATTATTGCTGTTGGTATAATGAAAGATACGGGAATTGCGATTGTCCGTATGTAATGAAGAAGTTGGCTTGTGATAAAGCTAAAAAGGAGAAAGAAAGGAGTGAAAAATGAAATTAAAACATCCATTAGATTGGTATAACGAAAACACACCATCGGAAGATGAAGAATACGAAAAGGGATGTCTATCTATCGCCTTGATAGTAGCAATCATTTTCATTGCATTAACGGTTGTAATTTTATCTTACGAATTATGAAAACAGAACAAGTATTATCAATAGAACAAATGAAGCTCTTGCAGGAGCTTGGATTGGATACAAGCAACGCAAGTATGTGCTTGTGTTGTTTTCGAGAAAACATAGATGAAGAATGGGAACTTGAAATTTATGAAGATGTAATTAATCAAAAGCGAGATTCTACATTTTGGGAAATTATTCCAACATTTACATTGCAGGATATTATCGAAATGCTTCCACGCAGCATCCAACCTAATCTGAATGAAGGAACATATTATCTTAACCTATATTATTATGACGAGTTGTGGGTAGTAGATTACCTGAATAATGAAGGTGACGGAAGTTGGTTTACTACAACATCAGATGATAGCTTTATCAAAGCTGCCTACCAAATGCTATGTTGGTGTGTAGAAAATGGATATTTGAAAGGAGGTGAGAAATGACAATACGAGATTTAGCGCATTTATTGCTTACTGCACCAGATTTAGATAGAGATGTAAAGATATCCACCGGAGGCTATAAATCTCATATTACAAGGGTGGAATTTATAGAAAACGGTGAGTTCATAATTGGTTCAAACGAGTACAGTGAAGACAAAATTAAGGTAAAAACCGAAATTGAAGTAAAATATCCATACGATGAAGAACCAAAAATATATTGAATACTATGACTGAAAAGATATTTAAAAAAGAAGACAAGGTTTATAGACTTGTTTGTGAATTAATCATAGATTACGGCAGGGTAAATTATAGATTAAATCTTACATGGAGAATGAAAGGAAAGCGTATATGGTGGGTATTGCCCGGATATGAAAATAAATATAGATGGGAAACAAAAACAGAAGATATTTTGAAATATCTGACTAAAGAGGAAGTTATTGCTACGGCTACGGAAGAATATTTAAAGTATGCACCTAAAGAAAACATAAAGTTATGAAAACAGAGAATATGACATTGGGAGAAGCCATTGATGCGATGAAGCAAGGGCATAAAGTGAGAAAGAAGGATTGGAGCAATCTTGATTATCTCGTTTTAAAAAATGGTAAGATAATTAATAACTATGAATCCGATTGGACTTATTTATGTATTGAATTGCCAATTATTAATAATTGGGAAATTTACAACGAACCAAATCCCGAACCGAAGTTTGAAATCGGAGAATTGGTTATGATGCGAGATAGGATTGATTCAAAATGGTTTCCAGAACATTTTGCCCATTACGAACCAAAGAAAGAAGTTCCATATATGGCAATAAGCGGAAGAGATTATGTGCAATGTGCCAAATTTGATAAAGACATAGTATTCACCAATAAACCAGCAAAGTTATGATACAGAAAGCAGAATTTGATAAGTTGCAGTTTGGGGACAAGCTTGCACAAATAACTGAGAATGGAGAACTTTACACCTATAAATACATAGGTCGTGACCCGGGATGGGAAAACAGGTATGCCTTTTTGAGTGGTGAAGATGGTAGTAGTGCATTACATTACAACCGTGATTTTATAAGTAAATTATTCTTTTACGATTGCTATTCCGAGATAAAGAATATGGCAGATGCAAAGAAGGCAAAATACTATCGCCAATGGCTGGAAGAATACGAATGGAGGGTTAACAAGTAATGGATATACATATAATGAAGCCGGAAAACCAGATTCTCATTGTAGACGAAAAGGAGTTTTACCGGATAAAGAAAAAGGCTGAAATGACAGACAGTGAGATAGAAGCTATGGTGGAGAAGCGTTTTTTGGAATACGTGAAAGATAGCGGTATTAAACTTTCCTACGAAGTGAACGGAATACCTTATATATTTCATCATGACTTGTTGAGTGAATTGAACTATGAGGAAAGAGGATATCCGGAATCCGTGTCAGAAAAGGTGAAGCATGTTATTGCAGATGATATAACCGAGGCTTTGAATGATAAGTTTAAAGGACTGAAAGACGAGGCTTTGAATTACGCAATAAGCGAGTTTGACAAGCGGAAACACGGTTTGGAGGCTACTGCAAAAATATGGAAACATTTTGCATTAATCTTTATCATTACGACTATTGTTCTAACAATTAGATTATTTATACAGCTATGACCGAAGAACTTGTAACATTAGAGACAGCGAAGCTACTAAAGGCGGCAGGATTTAAAGAAGATGTTAGTAGCTTTTATGAATTGGTGTATAAAGGAGGTAGTGGTCCTGAGTATGAGATAGATGAAAGCTACGATGCCCAGAATTATAATACAGACGTTTACTCTATCTCTGCTCCAACTCAATCCATTGCCCAAAAGTGGCTGCGTGAAACCAAGAACCTACATATTGAAATATACCGAAGTGCCGTAGGGTATGGCTATGCTATAGTGAAAGCCGATAACGGAACGTGGCAGGAAGATGATGATTCCAGGGGTCCTAATGATGGCGGTCTGTGGGATACCTACGAAGAAGCATTGGAAGCTGGAATACAAAGAACTTTAGAACTTATATGAGATTATGGAAGGGGAAAGGAAAATCGGAGAAGTATTTGAGTATAATGGTGTCAAATTAATAGTTAGAAAGATGTCGTCTTGGGGAGATTGTAGAAGGTGTTTCTTCGGCAAAAAGGGTAATATAACATATGGCGGTCCTAAATGTACCGCTCATGAAAGGAAAGATAAAAACTTTGTTTACTTTGAAAAAGTGGAGGAATAAAATATGGAAAAGTATAAAGGTAAGTTGACACTTGGAAACAAGGAATACGAATGTGAAGTGATAGACGGAGTTCGTTATATTGATGGGAAGACAGTAGACGAGTTTTATAATGAATTGCCGATTGAAGAAGTTATTAAATTGGTAAGGGTTGGATTTGAGACATTGAAAGCCGAGAAGAACGGAGAAGCATTTTCTCCCAAAGAAGAATATCAAAGAATTAAGGAGGGTAAATAATGGCAAAAGTATATGTTACTAAGTATGCTATTTCTCGCGGAATAGAGGAAATAGAAAGAGAGATTTATGAAGTAAGAGATTATGATTACAGTTATATTAAGTACAATTTTCACACTTTCCTCTACATAGGCAAAGATGCTTTTCTTGATAAATCCGAAGCCATAAAGAAAGCAGAGGAAATGAAGAAAAGAAAGATTGCATCTTTACGCAAACAGATTGAAAAACTTGAAAAAATGACTTTTTGATATGAAGAATCAAGTATTAAGCATAGCTCAGATGCAGCATTTGCAGGAACTTGGATTGAATACAAGTGATGCAAGTATGCACTATCAGTTTTTACCTACAGCAGATTCTATCATTAATGGGACGGATGAAGTAGAAAAAGAACCTTCCCTTTTTGTAAGTCAGCCTAATATGAAGCATGAATATCCTACTTATACTTTGCAGGACATTATGCAGAAGTTACCACCTTCCATCAATATATGTATGCTGCATATATATAAGGCTGCCGACTTGTGGTATTTCGTGTATATGGATTCCTATACCCGTACCATTATAAGTACGCAGTATAGTCCGGATATTATGAGTGCAGCCTATCAAATGCTGTGCTGGGTGATTGAGAACGGATATTTAGAAACAAACAAGTAATGATATGGAACGAATAGTAGAATTAAGAGGATTAGAAGGAGTATATTGTAGTGATGTAGTTCATGCTTATATGTCTTGCAATGCAGAAGACGTTCAAAAAGCTTTGGAGATTGGGATTCCATGTACTGGAGCAAATGACTACGGAGCGTATAACATCTATTTTGACGATTACGGAAGAATATGTTTTGAATATATGCAACGTTGTGTAACAAGAGAATACAGATACGTTGAATCAATAGAAGAGGCTATAGACTGGATGAATAGATTTATGAATAATGGAGGTTGATTATGGGTAAATATAGATACAGAGAAGTAAAGAACTATATCCACAACGAACTAAAGTTGACTAAAGAGGATATAAAGGAAATTATGATTCCAATCGTGAAAGAAGAAGTAAAACGTATCTTCCACAATACCTACGGAAACGACGTTGATATAGAGAGGTGGGTTCGTTGTATGGTTTCTGACGAAATACAAAGGCATGGTGATTACTCTATGATAAGGAATTTGTGCAGGGAGATAATTAAGGAGGAAATTACCGATAGGTTGTCAATTGATATAAGTTTTAAAAAGAAAGAGGGGTAAAATATGCAGAACGAAATTTCTTGGAATGAAAATACTTATTATGAGATTTATAATCCATATATAGATATTCCTATTTTAGAACCATGTGATACACCTAAAATCGGAAAATATCGTCCAAAAGATGATAGATGTACAAACAAGCAGATTGCGAAACGCAGGAAGAGGAATAAGAACCATAAAACACATAGGAGGTAATTATGAAATATACATTTTCTAAAATTCATATTTATAGGTGCTTACCACCATATAGTAAATGGTACAGCATAACAACTGATAGTGGAATAACCAAAGACAACATTGTAATTGTTGGTAAAAAACGGTTATTGAAAGTTGCCTTTGCCTTGATACTTATGGTTTTATTTAATAAAAGAACTACTATAACCAGATGATTATGGAACAAAAGGATATAACTATTGAATGGCTTAGATTGGAATTTTATAAATGCAATCATGCCAAATACAGAAAGTATGCTGATGAATGGCTGAACAACCTTACTGACGCACAGATAGAGGGATTTGAGAATCAGCGTATAGGACAAATTGATAAATCGAAATGCGTATGAGTGGGAAAGATGTACTAAGGCTATTACTTATCAGTTATGGCTTTTGCCGTAATATTGAGATAAATACTTATATGGATAACGGTGGATGGATTGGTTATGAAGTATCTGCCAACAATGACGATGGTATTGAATACTACGCAGTAGATTGTGAAGGTTTGCTTTTTCATATATACGAAATACAGAAATTTATGAGAGATGAAAATATTGAGCCTCGTATAATGTCGGGTAATTTTAGTAATAAGCATCTGCTTTTAGACGAACATTTGAACGATATTTTAAAAATGAATGAGAATCAACATTATTGTAAAACAAATCCGAATAAGTTATGAAACAGACAGTAGAAGCAGCAGCAAGGGAATATTCCAATGACCAAAGAAATAGGCAACATCATTGTGAACCGTACTGCATTGTTGATTTTAAGTCCGGTGTCGAATGGCTGTCAAAGCAGTCGCCGTGGATAAGCGTGGAAGAACGTTTACCGGAATATTCGTGTTGGGTGCTTGTGGCAGGTAAGAACTATAAATATCGAATTTTGTTTTACTGTGGAGGTAAGTTTTATACGAATAAAAGTTTAATAGCATATGATGGGAGCGTTCTTTTCTGGATGTTTATCCCATCCTTCGACCAAATCCTCGAAGCGAACAAAGATGTGTTACAACGATTAAAATAGAAATTTTATGGAAGGACTAATTCACATTGATAATCTATGTTCACGTTGCGGCTTTTTTACATCTGATACATCAGTAAATGGTGGTTATGGATGCAATCATAAGGATTGTGACGATGGAGAATTTATTTATAGCGGAGATATAATTGACTGGCATAAAGCTTATAGAATTGTGGCAATAAGACTTACTAAAAGAAACATAAAATGCAACCGTAGGCTTGCCAAGAAGTTTTTAAAAAAGGCAAGATTTATTTTGAATAAGAATCGTGAAGCTTTTGGAATTAAATTCCAAGGAAAATGTCTTGCTTCAACATGCCCTTTGGGTTATTTGGCAGATAAAGATGATATTATTAGGTTTGGAGAAGACCCAGAATTAATGGCAGTAGATGATTGGCTTGTTATAGAAAATAACGAATGAAAGAGAAAGGAGATTAATATGAAGAAGATACTTTTATTTGCCAGTTTAATGCTGATACTATCATCTTGTGATAGTAAATCTTATCATGTGAAGAGTGGCACTGCAATAACCATTGATGGCGACACCATTGAGTTCTATGGTGGAACAATCACTTATCCTTTTTTCGGTCAACGTAGTATTAGAGATATGGTTATTAAAGAGAAAGGAGATTGATATGGAAACCCAAACGATTCAAATAAGAGGAGATAATGATGCAATAGCATACATTAATTTTGTAGATAGGGATTTAGCTGTATCTATCGTATATGGAGATAATCAGTACGATTTCACCATTGAACCCATTACCCTAAAAGCATTGGCATACGCCTATAAACTACATTGTGAAGAATGTGACGAAAAATACAATAAGGTATGAAAGCAAGAATAAAAGAAACCGGAGTTTTAATAGATGTAACTCCGAGAATAAATATCAATGCGCTATATAACGGAGATAACCTATATGTATGTGATAATAAGGTTTTCAGAGAGTGTGAACTTGATTTTTTAAATCTTGGAAATTCAGCCATTGATTGGGAAAAGCGACGCTACGAACTGGCGAAAGATTATTCTACAGAGTTTGTTAAACTACAGCATAAAAGGGTATAACTGAGTGCGGCATACTATATCCAGATGTAGTATCATGGTCTGTAGAACTTGCTGACGCACTAATAAAGAAACTGAAAGGAGAATAACTATGGGATTTACAACACCGTGCTTTATACGAAAGAATACGCCAGAGCTTAGAAAGAAGCTGGAAGAGTTGAGATATAAACTACTTAATTCTGGTGATACAACTTTAGATGCACATAATTATGATGGCAAGGGAAGTCATAAAAGTATTGAAGAAGGAAGAGCAATCATTACATTCTATGGGAATTTATATGGGGTGATATATAATGTAGATACTGTCACCAAGAAAGGAAGGGTCGATTGTGGAGCTAATGAGTTCTTGTTTCTTGCCATTGCTGCATTGAGATATGATACAGACGATAGCCAATGGTTCACGGATGGGGAAGATTGGTTCTTATGCCAATATCTGAAAGTAGGAATGCACTACCAAGACAAACCGGAAATACTATTTGATAAGTGGCATAAAGCCTCCGTGGACGAACTGATTGAACACTTTAAACAATAACAGCATGAGAAAATATAGAATTGAAAACTATGGCATTTATAAGAACATCTTTGATGTACAAATGAATACTTGGTGGTGCGGATGGATTACGATAAAAACATTCGTAGCAAGCGATATTTGTACTGATAGTATTGATTATGCAAAAGCCTGCGCACAAGAACTATTGGATAAACTAAGGGAGGAACTACCATGAATGAAATAACTATTAGACAATGGTATGACACCTTTAAATCGGGTGAAGAATTGGTCGAAGTTCGTATAGTAGACAATGCTTATAAACGAACCTATTCTGGCTACTTTACTGATGTAAATACCCTGCTCAATGAAATTAGGGAGTATGACAACTGTAACATCTACTTCACATTGAATGCCATCAATCCAGCATGTTATGACAGAGAGCAGCATGATAGGATTGTTACTAAACCTAAGTCAACGACTTCTGACAATGACATTGTTGGAAGAGATTGGATATTGATAGACATAGATACTAAAAAGCCATCAGACACAAACTCAACTGATGAAGAAAAGGAGATGGCGAAAGAAGTAGTCAACAATGTATTCAAGTTCCTACGGGATGAAGGTTTTGAAAAACCAGTAGTATGCGATAGTGGAAATGGCTTCCATCTGCTGTACAAAATAGCTATGAAGAACAGCAATGAGAACACTACAATCTGTAAAGAGTTCCTGCAAGTTCTTGATATGCTATTCTCTAATCCGAATGTAGAAATAGATTGTACTACACATAATGCAAGCCGGGTATGCAAGCTTTATGGTACATTTAGCCGAAAGGGAAGTAACACCAAGAAGCGTCCTCAAAGGGAAAGTAAGATACTAAGAATACCAGATGAAATTAAAATAACTCCAAACGAATACTTTGCCAAAGTTGCTGCCATGCTCCCGAAGCCAGAACAACCGAGCAAAAGCAATTACTACAGCAATGAGAAGTTTGACTTAGAAGCATTTCTGAATAAACACCACATTGCAGTGAGAAACATTGTAAGGACATCATCGTTCACAAAGTACATACTTGAAGAATGCCCGTTCAATAGTTCACACCGTGCACCGGATTCAGCAATCTTTGAGATGTCTAATGGAGGACTTGGTTTTAAGTGCCTGCATTCAAGTTGTTCTCAATATACATGGAAAGACTTTCGGTTGAAATTTGAACCAGATGCTTACGACCACAAGGAATACCAAAGGCACGAGCATAAGATGCAATACTACTCTTCCCAAAAGAAAGAACCTTTTGTACCAAAGAAGGAGGATTCTGCTAAAGGAAAGAAGTGGCTGGCTATGACTGATGTTCAGTATGTGGATATGAGTAAGATGGCTTCAATTCCTACGGGATATAAAGAACTTGACAAAAAAATCATTGGACTGTTGCTTGGAGATGTAACTGTATTGTCTGGCGGCTCTGGTGCGGGAAAAAGTAGTTGGATAGATTGTGTTGCTCTGAATGCTATACAAAGAGGATATAAAGTAGGAATATGGTCGGGAGAATTGCAAGACTTTAGATTTCAAAGCTGGATAAATCAAATCGCTGCTGGTAAAAATTATGTATGCAAAAGGGAGGGCTTTGAAAACTACTACTATGCTCCTAAAAATATTTCCAATCAGATAAGTAATTGGTTAGAAGGCAAACTATTCCTTTATAACAATAATTATGGAAGTAAATGGCAACAACTGTTTGCTGATGTAAAAGAGCTTGTAGACAAAGAAGGTGTACAGCTTATTGTTCTTGATAACTTGATGGCATTGCAGATTGACAACTATGAAGGTGATAAATATACCCAGCAAACTAAGTTCATCAATGACTTAAAAGAATATGCTAAAGCTAAGAATGTGCATGTGCTGTTAGTATGCCATCCAAGAAAAGAAGGTATATTTCTACGAAAAGAAAGCATATCCGGCACAGCAGATTTAACTAACTTGGCTGATTCTGTATTCATCATACATCGAATAGGGAAAGACTTTGAGCAGAGGGCAGGGGAGTTTTTCGGTAAGGACAAAGTCACTCCATATTTAAAGTATAATTCTGTTATTGAGGTGTGTAAGAACAGAAGCATGGGTGTGATAGATTTATTGGTCGGGATGTATTACGAAGTGGAATCCAGAAGGCTGAAAAATGAAATATCGGAGAATATAGTCTATGGATGGCAGGAACAACCAGCACAATTGACATTTGAACCGACACCCGAATCTGATGTTTCTGACTTACAAGACATATATGACAATATGAGCAATCAATTACCGTTTGGTAACGAATTGCAGGAATTACCCTTTTAAAATGGAAAATAAAATCGAATTTACGAAAATAGAGCAGTATTTACCGAAAGAAGGCGAAGAAGTTCTATTCCTCTGCGAAAATAATATGATTTTTCACGGGGAATATCTATTAGGTAATTGGTTCATGTATTCGCCAGAATATAGTAGCAAAATAATAAGCACTATCTGCCGATTCAGAGTAGTCGGGTGGGTAGGAATAAATAACTTTAGTTTTTAATCAATTAAAAGAATTAATCATGTTAGTACAATTAATGGAAGCAAAAGTTTCTTACGTTAAAATCAACGAAAGAGGCAAGCAAAAGAGAGTAACAGAAAAGTATCTTGTAAACGCTATGAGTTGCACGGAATGCGAAAAGCTGATGAATGAAGAACTGTCTATCTACCAAGCAGAAGAGTTTTCAGTTCTTGCAGTTGGACGGACGAACTTCCAAGAATTTTTGGGAGATAAGGACAAGGAGGACAAGAAGCTGTTTATGGTAAAGCTCAACTACATTACTCTGAATGACGATGGTGACGAGAAGAAGACACCTTGCATGTTGATTGTTGAAGCTGATACAACAGAAGAGGCAACAAACACTGTCAAAGAAGCTATGTCCGCTTCAATGGCTGATTGGAGAATCGAACGAGTTGTTGAATCTAACTATGTGGATATTGTGAACTTGTAGTTTGTAATCTCGTTTATTTTAAGTCGAAAGGGAGGGAGTAACAATTGTACTTTCTCTCTTTCTTTTAAGGGAGTTAAGCGGGAAATCCCGTTCCTTTAGGGGTGGGATGAAAGCGTTTACGAAATTTTTAGCAAAATATTTGTGTAGTTCTAAAATAGTTGTATATTTGCAGTATGAAATATAGAGCATACAAATATAGGCTATATCCAAACGAGGAGCAGAAGGTGCTTATAGCAAAGCATCTCGGTTCTTGTCGTTTCATCTATAACTATGCTCTTGATAAGAAAGTGAGAGCCTATCAAACCGATAAAACAAATCTTTCTCGTTTTGACATTCAAGCAGATTTGCCTAATATGAAGAAATCAGAAGAGTATTGTTGGCTCAAAGAGGTTAATTCACTTTCACTTCAAGCATCGCTTGCTAATCTTGATTCAGCCTACACTAAGTTTTTTAGAGAACATAAAGGTTTTCCAAGATTTAAGTCTAAAAAAGATAGCAAGCAAAGTTTCTCTATACCGCAAAATACTAAGGTAGATTTTGAAAATGGTCGTGTGTTCATTCCTAAATTCAAGAATGGCATTAAGGCAAAACTTCATCGCTCCTTTGAAGGTATAGTTAAATCTTCTACTATTTCAAGAACTGCAACAGATAAGTATTTCATTTCAATCCTTGTGGAAGTGAATGAACCCGATGTGCCTATGAAACCAATTTGCGAGAACAAAGCAGTTGGTATAGACCTCGGTATAAAAACATTTGCTGTCCTTTCTGATGGAACTGAAATACCTAATCCTAAATACTTAAAGCAATCACTTGATAAGGTCAAAAAACTTCAACGCTCTCTATCTCACAAGACCAAAGGTTCTAAGAATAGAGATAAAGCGAGAAGAAAATTGGCATTAGTACACGAGCAAGTAACCAATAGAAGAAATGACTTTTTACATAAGGTTACATCCTATCTTGTGAGAAACTATGACGCTATTTGTCTTGAGGACTTGAATGTAAAGGGAATGGTTAAGAACCACCACCTTGCTCAAGCACTTGAGGATATTGCCATAGGTGCATTCAACACACTATTGGAATACAAAGCAAAAGAACGAGGAGTAAATATCCTTCGCATTGGTCGCTTTGAGCCAAGTTCCAAGATGTGTACTTGTGGGTATATCAATCACAATCTCAAGCTTGCGATGCGTGAGTGGATATGTCCTGAATGTGGTTCAATACACGATAGAGATTTGCTCGCAGCTAATAACATCAAGAGATTTGCTTTCCGAAACATAAATACGGTTGGAGCGACCGAAATCTACGCTTGTGGAGATATGAGTGAGGTTACTCACCCAGCCCAAGAAGCCTGCGGCTTTAGCAGTGGGTAGCTCACCACAATTCTGACCTCGATTTTTTTGGGAACTTTCCAAAATTTCAGCTACTTTTGTCACTGTAATCAAAAACAAATTTACAATGAAGATAAAATTTAAGAAGCTGGATAAATCAGTTCCTTCACCATTCAAGAAATACCCATCTGACTTTTGCTGGGACTTATACGCTACTTCATGCGAGGAAATTGCACCTAACGTTTATAAGTATGGATTAGGCATTGCAATAGAAATGGAAAGAGGCTGGGAAACTATATTGAAAGGTTCTAATATAGACATTGAGGAGGATACACTTATAGATTTATCTAAATTACCATTTCATTTGTCACTTGACCTTAGACCGAGAAGCAGCGTATGGAAGACGGGAATGGTTCTTAGTAACTCGCAAGGTACTGTGGATGAACTATTTAGAGGGAGCTTATCAGCTGTGTTCTATCATTTGTTAACAGATATGCCAAAGTACGAGGTAGGAGATAGAATAATCCAAGCTAAGATAGGCATTACCTTACCAATCGAATGGGAGGAAGTGAAAGAGCTTTCTGATACCGACAGAGGTGCTAACGGATATGGTAGTACGGGACAAAAATAAGAACCATTATGGAAAAGTGGATAAGCGTAAAAGAATACGCAAGGAGAATTGGCAAGACTACTTCGGCTGTCTATTATATGATAGCTAAGAATAAAGTCGAAGCCCGTCACTTTGCCTATGGAAATAAAAAAGGTCACTTAATAAAAGTAGAAGATGGTGAAGATAAAAGTGAATGTGAAGACGAAGAACGATAGTATTCCGTCTGACACTACGAAGAGAAAGATGCCAGTTATCACAAATCCTAAGATACGTAGAACTCCTCGTAGAGATGATACTAATGTTGGTGATATACGTGTTAAAGTTAAATTTCAAAAAGATACGGTTAAAGCATCTCCGACTTTAGAGAACCCAGATGTTATTATTGAACCACGTCATAATGAAACACCAGTTGGAAATATTAAGTTTAGAGAAAAGAATGATTCTATACGAAATGATACAGTTGTTGTTAAGATAAAGAGAAAGTAATGAATAGTTTATATCCTAAGCTTGGATATAAACGCCTCGGGACAGCATTAGTTTGCTACCCCACAAATGATATGTACTATAGCCTTGGGCGGGCTTTATAAAACCCAATTATAATGATATGAGCAATTTTATTGGTAAAAAAGTAATTATTAGAGCAGACAGAGCAGGAGTATTCTTCGGAACACTGAAAGAAAAGAATGGCAGTGAAGTTGTATTGACAGACTGCCGCAGATTGTGGTGCTGGTACGGAGCTGCATCCATTTCACAGCTTGCGGTCGAAGGGACAAAAAGACCAAGCGAATGTAAGTTTACCTTAGTCGTACCCACTATCACAATACTTGGAGTAATCGAGATTATTCCTTGTACGGAAGAGGCAGTCAAATCCATTGAGGAGGTAGACGTATGGAAGAACAGATAAAGCTATTTCTTAGCTCTGGCTATGGCTCTGGCTCTGGCTATGGCTATGGCGATGGCTATGGCTCTGGCTATGGCGATGGCGATGGCGATGGCTCTGGCTCTGGCTCTGGCTATGGCGATGGCGATGGCGATGGCGATGGCTCTGGCTCTGGCTCTGGCTATGGCTCTGGCTCTGGCTCTGGCTCTGGCTATGGCGATGGCGATGGCTATGGCTCTGGCTATGGC